ACAACGCTCCAGTAAGGTGTGATATGTTTATGGGGCGGGAATCGGAACCCTCCAACGCATCCCACGTGACATCACCGCCGCCTCCTCCGCCGCCACCAGAGCCTTGACCAAGTGCGCTTACGTACTGCTGCGTCCAAAAACCGAACATCGCCTTGATGTTGTCAATGACCGTACTTGTATCGTTGGCTTCTACACGGGTATTGCCTCTGTACGCATGGAACAACCTATTAAAGAACTCGACAGACAGATAGTTTTGCCCCACCCACTCCTGTGTGGCAACGGGTTTTCCCAAAACCGATAGGTTTGTAAAACCGTACTGAGGGTCAATATATGTTGTGCTGCCTATAATCGAAAGCGGCAAAGCATTGCTAAGGTTTGTTAATGTCTGCAAAGTACCCGTCAATGACGTTGGTGTTCCACTGACATCGGCATATACGTTCGCTATAGTGACTATACCATTCTCGTCCCAACTTATGTTACCACCCGCCAAGTAGCCGCTACCGTCAAAACGGAAAAGAGATTTGGCGTAATCCTCTGCCAAAACGCTGTCTTCGTGGTCAACCATCGCACCTCCATACCAAGCGGCGATACCATGACCTTTCGCTCCACCGTCGGATTCTTCCCTACTGTCATAAGTGCCGCTGATTCCTGCCCAAGTGGTATATGTATTGTCTTGGTTCTTTTTACGCATTGCAATCAACGACGTAAGCAAAAGCCCACCGTCAACAACAGTACCGCCACCAAGAGCATCCTTTATCGCTTTCTGTGCCGCAGCAACGGTTGCCGCATCGCCACTTGAACCGCTTCCGTTAAGGATGGCGCTGATGTAACCGTTGAACGCGCTGTCATCGGTGTACTTTGACGCTAATTCCCAATCGGAAATATCAAACGAACTATGTCCAGTTCTTGGAACACTACAACCAGACTTACACTTCAATATATCGTTGTTGTATGTAGAGCCTTGGCTTGCACCGCTTGCAGGCCATACGGCATTCACCCACAGGTCGCCCTCGTCATAAGGCACAGTCGGCGTCGTAAGGAACACCCTGCGCTTGTGGTCTGCCGTGTCCTGTGCCTTTGCCGCATCTTCCAAAGCCTTGATGACGGCAGAATCCTGTATAACTACCCAAGCGAATACGGGGGATTGCTCTGTTCCAGTATTCGAGAAACGGAAAGCATAACCAGACTTGTTGTCGTAAAACACATCACCCAAATGCTTCAAGCGTTCCGTGTTTACGGCTGGCGATACTGATGTGTCGGCATCGTACCATGTCTTGTAAGGCTCTTTGTTCGTCAAAGGAACAGTATCGACTGGAGCACCGCCAGACTCAGCGACAGGCATATAGTTATAGAACCAAGTGTCTATCTCGCCGTCTATCTGTTCTTGCAAGTTTCCAATTTCAGCCCATACCTCAGTGTCATCGTAGTTGTTCTGGTTTTCTTGTATGTATTGCTGTAAAGATTGGTTGCCGATAGTACTCTCTGCGTTAATCTTTGCCTTTATATTCAAGACAGGGTTATGCTGTTGTGTACCATCGTCTTGCTTATATTCGATGTATGTGGAACGGTTCCTGTCACCGATGTATGCGTCACCATAGACTTTCAGGTCGGCATGACCCGTCGCAGAGTTATAACCGAGTTGGATATAGTTCTTGTCAGTCAGGTCAAAGTCGTTGATGTCTTGGTAAATCTGATAACTCGGAGCGTTCGCACCCGTGACGAACTCGATGATAGCACCTTGTCTTGTGCCGTCGTTGATGTTACCGAGTTGCACCATGCTATCCTGTGCCTCGGGGAAGTCAGAGCCGCTTTGGAAACTCTTGTGCGTATATTGTGTGCCGCCGATGGTAAGTGTTACATCCGTCGGGTTTCCTTGCGCATTGTGGGCGTTTGAAATGTCAATCCAAGCCTCGCCGTCATCGGTAAGAGTCCCCTCCACGTTACGGCCTACGCAGAGACGCCAATAGTGCTTCTGGTTCAATCCCTTTTCGTTAGGGTTGTCGCTCGAACCAGCAACACTTGTGATATGGCAGTACACTTGGTCGCCAATAGCGAAGTTGTTCCTTACCGTATCCTCGCCGTCAGATGCACGGAAATAGCAACGGAAATAGGCAACGCTTGAACGGTTCGCCTGCGTCTGTTCCAACAACTGGTTACTGCTGCTGTACCATTCAACGCGGACACATTTGTTGCCCGCCACGGATGCTATCCTGTTGCCAGCCGTATGCTGATACTCGCGAATCTCCACGGTGTCGAAGTACGCCTTCATGCGGACATACATCTTGTCCGCCTCGAGGTATGTCGTGCCGTCGTTCTCCTTGCGGAACACGCCACCCTCACCAAGCAGGCCGCTGACGAACTGCTGACCGACTTGCAAGCCGCGCATAAACGTGATAAATCCCTGCGCCGTATCGTCATTCGTCTTTGATAGTTTCTTGGACAACTCCATCCACACGTTCCTTGAATAGTTCTGTCGTAATATGGAAATGAGAGAACCAAGTTTCTCCACATCATCCGCTACGCGACCTATCGGGTTAAGAGTTATCTCCACATCATCAGTGAGCGTTATGTCGTACTGGGGCAATGGCGCGTTCCCGTATTTCACAGTCAACTGCTTAACATACAATTCAAGTTCTTCTCCAGCAAAGTCAAAATGAACGATACTGTTCGGCTTTATCTGTGACAGTATGCTCGTATGAGTCGACAAGAAATGCTCGTCAAATTTCAGCGGGTAGTCGTAATAGTGGATATTATTCTCCAGCATATACGATTTCATCTCGCCGTCAAGACGTGTCTCTGCGTTTGTAATGTAAGATAACGGTAACGATATTCCAAGAATGACGAACGTGTCTCCTGTTGTCGGCTGCTGGTAGATATTAGGCATCAGCGTACCGAATGTCTGCGTGTCTTTCTGAACGATGACGCTTATGCTCCCAAGATTTGACTTCGGGTATTTCGTCAAGTCGCGCTGCGAGCCATTCGGCAAAAAGTTGCCGTCGCTATCGTAGAAATTCATCTTGTAGTCATCCCAGTCAACCTGTATGCCGAACGTGCATCCGATACAAGCACCTCCACGCATGTTTATCTGCATCTCTTCTGTAATGGCAGCGCACGCGTAAATGTCGAACGACAACTGAGGGAGTGTAATTTGGAAATAAGACTGCAGGTAATTGCCGTCGTCGTCTATGTCGTCAACCCAACTGTCGGCTGGCGTCAAGTCTGCGTTGAGCGGTATCGCGCCAACAATCTCAGCATCCTGCCCCAACTCTGGCTTTATGTCATCGAATCCGTGTATCTCATACGATGGTGCGCTTGAAATTATCTCGTTCGGATATGGGTACTCCTGTGTCGCAATGGCATCGTAGTAGTCCTTAATCTCAGCGTTCGGGTTGTAGTTCGTATTGGGCGTTCCATCGCTATTGTAAGGGCTTACCTTGTTGAAAACCGTCTGTGAATAAATTGACGGCATAAGATGTGTGCGTGTGAACGGGTGTTTTATCAGTTTGACATAAGCACCGCCGACAATACCCATATACAGAGGATATGCAGTCGTTTTCGGTGTGTTCGTGACGTGACCATCGGAATCGTAGTTGATAGTTGAACCCTGATATTCCGTATAATCCCAACGGCTGTCGCCATACCAAGGAATCTGGGGGTAGCCGTATGGTATGTTGTTCTCGCTGCCGTAGCCAGATATGCGTGTTATTATCTTGTTGTTTCTTGGTGTTCGCGAGTTGTTCTTCAAGCCGACGCCCTGCCCGAAATGGAACACAAAAGGATTATCAAGTTGCCGTTGTGTTTCGTTCTCGTATATCTCTTCAAACGGCAGACCGAATATGACTTTGAACCGCTTTCCTTCGCTATAATGCTCATCTCCGACATTGATTTTTCCGACAACATAGGGCGCATCCCATATCTCATATCCTCGTTTAAGCGCATCTGCTATGGTCGCTTTGTCGAACTGCTGAACCTCGCTCAGAACGCTGTCTGTGGCAACTGGAAATCGGTCACTCTTAACAACAATCCATTCTGTTTCCTGCAGGTTCTTGTTCAGTTTTGCAATGAAATCATCTGGGTATCCTATCCAAGAGAAAGTCTTGTCTTGCGAGAGGTACTTTTCTTCCCCAGAAGAAACAGCCACATCACAGAAAGGAATGTTCCCAAGGACATACATCGGATGGTAGAACGTGAAAGAGTACTTTGTCATTCCTTTCAGTTCACTGTTGTCCGAAGCCATTCCCTCACGTACTATCGTTGGAGGTGTGACGAGGACATAGTGTACGCCGTCAAGTTCAATATACTCCTGCATGGTTACGTCAAGCGTATTGTCTGCGTAACACACATCGCCAGTTATCTTGTCGCCAAGCGACATAACCACGCTGTCAACTGTAGATTTGTGCAGTACAAGGCTATGGAATGCAGTTCCATCTGCATTATATATCGGGAAATCCATGTTTCTTCCTAGAACATTCGCAGCCATCTCAATAGTTTATATATTGCAAAGATAATTACTAATATTGAAAACACCAACAGATACTTGTAATTTTTTGGATATTTAACAACTTCTGTGACTCTTTCCTTGTATTCTGTTACGATGGAGTCTCGCCAGCATGTATCATGTCTTTCTACTATCCTGTCCCTCCAGCGCGTCTTTTCTTTGTATTTTGTCTGGAATACCGTGTCACCCTTGACTCTTACTTCAAAGTACACGCTGTCCGTAGTCTTGTCGACCAATGTATCGTGTACCGTATTTGTGATGTAACGGTATACAATACGGTCACGGTACTCTATCTTCGTCTTTGTAGCGCACGAAGAGAACAAGACAACGGTCAGCAACAGAATGAACATAAAAAGTGTACTACAACCGCAATTGCCCATGTGTTGACGAAAACTTGTCTCAGAAAACACCATTATCTCATCCTTTGTCATAACGCTTAGATGTTTTTGTATTCTTTTGTCGCGTCAAATGAAGGACACGCCTTTCCGTTCTTGTCAAGGTCTCTATGCCCTACAATCTTTGCCTTCGGATAGGTTGTCTGCAAGTCTTTAAGAAGTTTCTCCAAAGCTTTTTTCTGTGCTTCGGTACGCGTATCCTTGTCTTTCATCTTCTTGTCAACGCCACCGACATAACATACTCCTATGGAGTTGGCGTTATACCCATAGCAATGCGCGCCTACCAAGTCTACGTTGCGTCCGTCGTGTACAGAGCCGTCAAGATATACGAGATAATGGTATCCTATGTCAGCCCAACCGTTTGCCTTGTGCATGCGTCGTATGCTGTCTACAGTCTCTTCGCGTCCTTCTGGTGTAGCCGTACAGTGGACGATAATGTGTTTTATGTCACGCCTTGAAGTTTTCAATGAGTTCTTGAAAATCATTTCCCATGTCTCATTGCCGACTATTCCGTCAGCTTTCAGTCCGTTCTTCTTCTGAAACGCCTTCACGGATTCTTCGGTTATGCTTCCAAAAATGCCGTCTTCGATAAGGTGAAGCTCGTGCTGTATGCGTCTCACCAAATCGCCTCTGCTTCCTTTTGCTATATAGATTGCCATACTCTTATAATTTTTCGTTACTTGGTTCAATGTCTTCCTGCTTACGTTCATCCTCAGTTGCAAAGCTGTTGTCGTCGATATTCTCCATCAGACTCACCTTTTTGCGGTGCATACAGCCTACCACACCGCATAAGAAAGGGGAGAGACAGTCGAGTCTCCTGCCAAGCCGTGCAACTTTGTCTTCCAACTCATTGTACTTCAAACGCATCTCACTGTTCTCTTTCCTTAACTCGTTGCGTTCGTCCTTGTAGTGGTCTCGCTCGGCACGAACCTCACTGAGAGCCATGTCACGTTCCGCACGCACTTCAGATAACGTCTTGTTTACGTCTTCCAACGTCTGTTGGTACGTGTCCTGCATTGCCTTGAAAGCATTTGCGTCCTCAGTCCGTTTATGAGCTTTCCAGTTCACAAACCACCCGCCTCCTGCGATAAGCGTCAGCACTCCGAGAATCCAATTTAAAATGTCACCCCATTCCATGGTCGTTACCTCCTTTCTTTTTAGTTATCAAGACCCGTCTGGGCTTTGTTGTCGATTATTTCGTTAGAATTGTTCTTGCTTATACGTGCAGCCTTATCGGAGTCGGCGTCACTGACTGCGTCTTGAGGAACAAGAGCACCTCTCTCTGATATGATTCTCTCAGCCTCGTCAGGAGCAGCGTCTGGCGACCTCTCGATGATTGTCTTCATCGACAGCCACTTGGCTTCCATCTGCAAGTTCGTAATCTTCGTGTTGTTTGTCTCAAGCGACCAAGGAACAATCTTCGCGCTGACTTTCAGCTTACCGTACTTCTCAGAACCTCCGTTCTCCAAGTCAAGACCTTCTTGGTGCAAGTAGAACATGTCGTTGACGAATTTTCTCCAGTCAAGTGCGCTCTGCGTGGCAAGTGCGTAGTCGTTTGACATCGCAAGTGCGATTCCGTTTCCTCCACTGTTCGTGGCAGTGATGTCTTTCGGTGTGATGAACGACGTACTTGAGAAAAGAGAAATCTTCTCCTCTAGTGTCTTGAGATAACCGTCCATCGTCTGAGGCTCTGGAAAGTCGAGAACTTTTGCATCCTGCTTTCCGTTCGTCGTGTCGCTTGACAGATTGATGATAAGAGTAGAAGAGTCTCTCTGGAACGACTTTGTGTCCATCTCTCCAGTAAATACAAGAGCAAACGTGCCGAAACGCTTCAGCGCAATGTTCTGTATGTTGGTCATCAGCTCCCATATCTCGATTGTCGACTCTGCGTATTCCCATGCGACCTTACCGCGCTTGTGAAGCAGAGGGCAGCGCGAGAATCCGTGCTTGCTTATGTCTATCTCCCATCCCTCTGAGCCTTGCGTGATGTGGTAGTGGTTCTTCGCGTCAAACGTGTCTATGACGATTGATTTGTCGACTTGGTAAACCAGCGAGCGAGCTATCTCCATTCCGTATTCATCGTAGTTAGGCACAATCTGATAGCCGTCCTCGTACGAATACGTCGTGATGTTGTACTGGCTGCTCGACTTGTCGAAGGAGAACAGAAGACCGCAGTTTCCGAGTTGCTTGCATGTGTTGATTGCTTGCGCCAGATGCCAGTCGTTGTTTCTCCAGTTCCATTCTGCTTTGACGTATTCAAACGCATCTACGCCCCCCTGCTCTGTGTCGTTCTTGCACAGTGTGAACTCAAGCGGATTGCTTGTAAGGCTGCGAACATGAGCTGAATGTATAATCTTCTGGAACGAAGCCGTCTGCGTCATCTCCATCAGTCGGCCAGGCAGTTCTACGCCATTCATCACAATCTTTATCTTTGGTACTATCTGATTCAGAATTATATAGTGCAAGTCTGGCCTGTATTCGGTAATATATGTGTCTTGCGAAATCGGCTGCAGTTCCAAGTTTGCAAAACCAGTATTCAATACAGTATTGTTGTAAACTGGACTACTCTCAAATCCGTGGTCTTTCATGATGCCTCCGCGTGTAAACGGCTTCATCATCATAAGCCTTGTAGGTTCTTCCATGAACCATTTGATGTCGTGCTCTCTTCTCATATCGTGCTTAAAATGTTTAGTATCTCACTTGCGTTCCTTATTCTCGGACGTACGCGCGCAATACGCGTGTCCACGTTGTCTTCTCCGTTTATGTTGAGCAACGCCAGCATGTCGCCAGCTTCTGCGTTCTTTCGAGCCATTCCAGCGTCGTCCCGCAGCATTCTGTAGCAGTCGTAGACTGTACCACCGCATAGCAGTATGACGTTGTCCATCAGGTCTGGCGACATACCCTTCAGCATCGGCTTCATGCGCTCTTTATCCAACATTGCGTTGCGTCCGTTCGGCGTCTTGTAGAATTGGAATACGCGCGACTCGAACAGCATGTGACGCAGTATCGTCGTACCGCCCTCACGCTTCATGTTCTTGTGCATGTAGTGCATCTGCGCAAGACGTGGCTCGTAGTGTATGAGTCCGCTCTGTATCATCTCCATCGCAACATGGCCTGCTTCATCCTTGGCTGTTCTGTATTGGTTCTTGCTTCGTTGCGACGCAGTGCCAGCTCCAGCGAAGCATCGCGCTTGCGGATAACACTCGCGCAAGAATCCGAATCCCTGCACGTCAAGAATGAGCTTTTTCTGTGGTACGCCATGCTTCTGCATAAAGTCGTTTATCATAAGCACGGCAGTACGGTTTGTGTTGTTTGTCGAGAATTTTATGTCTTTGCACAGAAATCCGAACTTACTCCATTTCTGCCAATACTTCATGACAAGGTTGTCAAAGCCTGTCGTTGCCATATCGACTGTGATGAACTCGTCTTCGAGAACGCTGTCGTGCGGAATCTCCATCGGTCTGAACATACGCTCAACGTCGTTCTGCGAGAGCTGTACGTTAGACAAGTCGTCAAGCTCTTCTTCTTCGTCTGTTATCGAGTAGTTCCAATTGTTTGCAAAAGACGACGCTGCAGTTGCGGAGTTAGCAGTCATTCCGCGATACGACTTGTTCTTTGCAAGCATCTTCTTGTTGTCTCGCATATCGAACGTGAAGAACACCATCGAGAGTATGAAGTCTTCGTACGTCATGTCTTGGTCTATTGCCAAGCGAGAGTCTATGAACTCTTTCGCCTTCTCGTACACTTCACGCTTCGTTCTCCCCCAATACATCTTATTGTAGTCTCCCTCGTGCATGTAGAAGAACATGACGACTCCATCCATAGACTTATCGACGCTTCCGTCGTCGTTAATCCAACCTCCACCATGCTCTCCTTTACCGCAAATCTTACGCAGCGGGCATTCGCGCTCTGGATTCTGAGCAAGGTATATCTGTGCTTTACCTGCGCTGTCTGAACGAAGACGCGGCATGAACGTCGTTATTGTCTTCCATTCGAACTTGTTGGCCTCGTCAAATATCAGCTTCTTAGCCTGAAGACCTTTTGCAATCTTGTCAAGCACTATTGGAGACTCGTTGTCGAGCTGTTGGAACTTAATCTCAGAGCCGTTGTAGAGCTTCATGCCCATGTCTTCTTGCTTGTGTATAATCTCTCCTATCGGGTCATGCGGCTGTTTCTTGACAGCGCGGTCTACGAGAGGATACATCTTCTTGAGTGTGTCGTTTACTTTGCCAGCACCCCAGAAATCTGAGACGTTACGCATAAAGCACACAATTTTCGCATTGTCGTTCATCGCAAGATACTCTATTGGAGCATAGTAAAGCGCAACTGTCTTGCCAGAGCCAGTCGGCCCAGCCAGCACGACAAAGTCTGCATTGGAGCGAATGGCGTACTTCTGGTTGCCATCCTCCAACGGAGCAAGTACTATGTCGTTGCGTTTCTTTGCCATATCTTACGGAACAGAAATTTTAATTTCTCGTTGCAAAGATAACCAATGTAATTATGTGTTTTTTAACTATATGAGATAAAGTTTGTGATTTTTACATTGTTTATCACAAACGTGCCACAATATTATATTTTGCGCATGCGTAATTGTTCTTATTTTTGCAGCTGAACAAAAAAGTAATATTGTTTAATCAAAAAAATAGCAAGTAACTATGGAAGTGACAAAAGAGAAGGTGCTGGAAAGTATGAGCACTTATTGCAGTGACCGAAAGTACGGTACTGAAACTTTAACTCTCACAGACGGATTCAAAGAGAAGTTCGCTAATTTCTTTACGAAAAAGTACGAAGGTAAAGACGTGGAAGAAGCAGACTTGCTTGCCGACTTACATTTCAACTTGGACACTGCTCACAGTGCTGCGGTTAATCTGAAGACGGTGCTCGATTCTGATTTTACCACAAAGGAGAACAACTACAAGAACCAGATTGCAGAGTTGAACAAGAAAATCGCCAAGCCAAAAGAGCATCAAGAAGAGCCTCCAAAGTTCGAGATGCCAGACGAAGTAAAAGAACAGCTCAAGGAACTTCAGAAGTTCAAGGACGAAGAAGCGAAGAAGAACAAGTTCAACGAAATCGTCAACTTGGCAAAAAAAGACATCAGACAAGACTTGCACGGAGAATTTGATATTTTCATCAGAGACTACGAAGTCAAGAACGATGTCAGCGTCGAAGACCAAGCAAAGAGATTGCATTCACGCTTCCAAGAAATCTTCAAGAGCAAGATTGGCGACATCAAGCCGCTTGCTCCAAAGCAGGTTCAGAAGCAAGAAGACGATTTCATCGACGCACTGCCGAAAGTAAAGGTACAGTAGTGTTTAATAAATTTAATGTTTAACGATTATGGTAACAAACTTAGCTTATTTCTATGAGTCGTCACACAAGGTTCGTGGCGGCAAATGGGTGTGGGTAAAGGATTCCAACGGTGAGCAGCGCGGCAACGTACTGCTTGGCGGTACAATCCTGAATCCAAAGAAGGGCTTCGACCACCTGTATGCAGCTCAGCTGGTGCAGTACACCCCCTCACAGGGTTGTCTCATCTTCCGCTCGTTCAAGGTTCAGGCAAACGCTGCCAACAACGCCACCACAATCTATGTTGAGGGTGACGGTTACAGCGATGCTCCAGAGGTCGGAATGTATCTGATGATTGCCCCGAGGACACTGAAGTCTGGTGGTGCTATTTCTGTCGCTTCAACGAGCAAGTTGGATGTTGCAGACAGCAAGGTAGACCTTGCAGATGCTACGTTCACTGTGACTACTGGCGACATATCTGACTACACTGGCACTTATGCAAAGGTGACAGCAGTGGTGTTTGATGAAACAAACAAGAAGTTCCAGCTGACGCTTGAGAACGCTCTTGGTGCAGCCATCACAACCGATACCATTCTGGTTGAGGGTGACGCAGCTGCTGACGCAGCACTTACAGAGCCAACTGGTTCTTGTAAGGTTCTCGTTCCGAATCCCAACACATTCGTTGAAGCAGACCGCGATTTGCTTCCGACTGAGGGATACGGCATCACTGGTACAGCCAACTATTCTATGTCAGCCGTTTACAACAAGCAGGCTTGGATTGCTCGCATGCAGCCACTGCCAGACTACGTTCTTGCAAAGAACAAGTCATACATCGACGGCATTTTCTGGATTTAAAAGAAGGAGGAACAGATTATGGCAAATGCACTAAAATTTCAGTGGACTTCCGATGAAGCTATCGAGAAGCTTTATCAGAGAGGTTTCTTAGGTGGCGGCAGCAATCAGGGTTTCTTGCAGACCCTTATCGACCGCACCATCGAACTTGACGAGAATCAGTTCTTCTGGCAGGAGTGCTTCCGTGTGGAAGGCATGGAGTATCAGATTGAGCGCGGTCAGCTGAAGCAGAATCCCGCTTGGTCTGTACGTCAGAAGATTCAGCGTACCGTTCCTATGGCCGACGCAATGGCTCCTCTGTCTGAGACCATGCAGCTCGACGCTGAGGGCTACGAGGTTAAGACTGGCTCCATCTACCAGTATGGTAAGGGCTTGTTCGAGACTTCTATGTCAAAGATGGAGCTTCAGGCTCGCCTTGAGGAGCTCGGCTCAGACCAGTCTCTCGTAGAGGGTTACGTGCGTGGCGTTGCTGACTTGATTAAGTCACACATGCTTACCGCATCCAACATGGCAGCAATGACGCTGTCTCGTGGTGGTCAGTATGGTAACACCATCGCTCTGACCAACATTGCTGGCGGTACTGCCACCACACAGGGCTTCAGTGGCGTCGTTACTTCACAGGAGGCATACATTCCTCTTGCAAACTTCAAGACTGCAGGAACTAAAGTCTGGACTGCTGCTGACTGCGACATCCCAGAGCAGATGCGCAAGATTGAGATTGACTTCCGTCTTGCCAACCAGATTCCAGACAGCGTAGGCTTCCAGTGGGACATCACTTGGGATATGCTGATTAATGTTCTCCTGAAGAACGCAGCATTCATCAAGGAAGTGAACCGCTACATCTCGCTCTATGCTCCCGACAAGGTCATCGTTGTCACAAGCGGTCAGTCGAGCACTACCGTCGACAGCATCACCTATCAGCAGCTTGTCGAGTACAGCCGTTCGCCCATCTCGAAGATTGCGCCAATCCACATCGTCCGCGAGCAGCAGACCGTACAGGGAATCACCACTTACCACACTGTCAAGGGTTGGAAGGCTGGTGTCGCTGTTCTGCGTCCTCTCGGCATGGCTGGTGTCATCGTTCACGCAAAGCCTGCAGACGTAGACCTCATCCAGAGCGGTGAGATTAACAACACGATTCAGGCTTCTGTGGCAAAGACGCAGGGCTTCCTCTATGTAATCAACAAGGTCGTTCCAAATGGCATGCTCAAGGCATACCACACGGACGTCATCGGACGCTATGCAACGGTTCTCGACGAGTCGATGTACCACGTCTGCGTTGACACGACACAGGCTGACGCGTAAATATCTTCATAGGTTAATTGGTAGTTTAGTTTTATTAAGACAATTGTAAGATGACTGTATTGGAATGGCTGAAGGCGTCGACGACGTACACGCGCTTCGACGACAACAACCTCATAAAGATTGCGCTTGACAGAGGCGTAAACCCAGAAGAGGACGCGTACGACGAGACGAAGGTCACGAAGCGTCTGAAAGAACTCATGACTGCGGACATCATATTCGCTGCAGTGCTTCTCAGCCCGTCCAATACGTCGTCTTTGCAACAGTCTCACAACGGCTATCAGAAGACAGTCGGAAGCGAGCAGGACTTCTACCAAGACGACAAGATTAAGTACGCTATAGGCATTTACAACATATATGGTGACGAGAGAGCCGACGTCCTTGAGAACATGCAGAAGAAGATACGTTTCGTACCGATTGAAGACGTGACAAGCTTATGACTAAAGAAGAGATAGTTGAATACCCCTACGCTGGCTCGATTACTCGGATTGTCGAGGGACACGGAGATGAAGACGACCAAGAGGTTACTGTCTACGAAGGCGTCATGGACGAGCACATGGTCAGTGACGACGAGGGCAGGATACTTCAGACTGCGTCTTACATCATCTCCATACCTCTGACAAAAGACGACAAGGGTAACTACAACATACCACGCAAGGGCGACAGCGTTTCTCTGACTCGTTATGGCGAGACACTGAGCTTTACGGTGGACAACGCAGAACCTTCTCAGCTGATGGGGATAAGTGTATACTGTACGCGTAAAGACTGGAACTGAGCATGAAGAAGTCGAAAGTCATAGGAATGGGTGCTTACACGAAGCAAGTCGAGAAAGACTTGATGAAACTTTGTGTTGACAACATTACCGAATACCTTATCGGCTATGCGACAGACACGATTCAGACGCTCGGTGACAGGATTGGTTCTTACAACAGCAGAAACAACATGGATGACACTGGCAACCTGCTTGATTCTCTGTGTTGGGGCGTGTATTACAAAGGCGAAGTAAAGCAGACTGGATTCTACAGACCTCAGAAAGCAACAGAAAAGTCTTATATGCACGCATGGTCTCGCGTTTCCTTTAAGGAAAAAGAGGGACTGAGAAAGGGCGCATGGCTTGAGAACATGGACGCAAGCGAAGATGTGTATGGACACAGATTTGCGGAAGAGTTTCTAAGCAGCTACAAAGGCAAGTACACCAAAGGGTGGCAGGTGTTCTTTGCAATACTTGCTCCGTATTGGGGGTATTGGGAATCTGGATTCGTCCAGAAAGACCCTTACGGCTTTGGAACTGCCAGAGCATACCACAAGTTTGCTGTCATGACGGAGCTCTATGACGATGTCAAGAAAGACCTTGGTGTTCAGCCTCACCTTACAGTGGCTGACATCAGGTACACAAGCTTCAGACTGAAGCGTAATGCAGAAAGGAACTATTATTGATGAGTTATGGTTGAAGAGTCAAGAATCGCGATATACTACGACTACCTGAAGCCGCTGTTCAGCGGGGTGACGCAGAACATCTATCCGATGCGCGTCCCTACCGACAACACGGCTGACGATACGAGCAATGGCTTCATTGTCATAAAAGTCGGCAGCATCAGGGACGAGTCGGAGTTTGACCTACAGACGTTCGGATGGGTTCGCTGTTACGTTACGGCTTACGTTCCTCAGAAGAACAGAGGCAGACTAGACAAGGACAAGTACAAAGCGTTCGAAGACGGAATCAACGCAGCCATACGCTCTGAGATTGAGCATCCGACATCTGGAATCTACTACATACAGAGCGACGACATCCTCTCGATGGACGACGACGAGGACACGAACAAGGGAAACCAGTACAACGTGTTCGTCAAGTCGTTCATAGTCACCATAGACGGTATAAAGGAAGAAGCCAGCGGCGGAAGCACTGACAATTCCGAAAATACAGACAACAACAACAGTAATAATAACTAATTAAAGAAAGGGTAAAATTATGGCAAAGAAAACAACTTTGAAGCCGATTAGCTTGGGCTATCGCGCAGTAGGCGCAGCCGCTGCCACCTCTTACACTCAGGTTATGGGTGTGCTGAAGGGTCTTGCAATCGCTCAGGACGAGCCTGACTCAACTGAGATTGAGGCCGAGTTCTACGATTCTCCGTTCGACATCATCTATCAGGGCAAGCCTGTAACGATGACATTCGAGCTCGCAAACTACGACTTGAACGAGCTTGACGACCTGTTCGGCGGTACTTACACTGCAGGTGTTGCCAGCACTACTCCAGAGAAGTATGAAGGCCCGACTGCAGCCACCACAAAGGAGTACGAGTGGAAGCTCGACTTCGGACGCGGCTTCGGCTCGCTCGTCATCTACAAGGGTCTGACCATAGGTACTCTGAAGAAGGACGCAGACGGTGCTCTGAACTTCTCAGTGACCATCACCTCTCTAGTCTACACGGACACCTCTGTGACTCCGAACGTAGACCACATGTACAAGATTATCGGCGATACTCCGACTACTTAATCTTGTGAAAAGACATAAACAAGTCTTTTGTTTTCGTAGGCGTGGGGGTGCGTATATAGGGTTCATCCCGAAAGCGCATCCCCATCTTGTCGAAGACAAATGATTTACAGAAGAACAGACGCAAACGAAACGCAGAAGATGAAAGAGAAGAAGTTCAACAACAAGAAGAAGGCGCAGGACACAGAAGAAGAAGAGAATACGCTTCCAGAGTTCTCCATAGACGTAAAGCGCAACATCATAGACATCATCAACGACTCCCCGTCGCTCGTGAAGCTTGGAGACAAAGAATACAGGGTCAAGGATATGCGCTATTACTCAGTGTTCAGAATCTGCAGGCTCGTGACGGACATGAGGAAGGCGGACGAGACGCTCGACGACGACAACAAGGTTATCACGGCTCTCTGCACGGACTTGGACGCCATGTGCGAGATAATGGCAATCGTGCTGTGCAACCATCAGTTCATTCCAGACAGAGAAAACGCTGACGAGAAGAACGACGAGATGATTCGTCAGATGAAGATAAAGGTGATGAATTCCACATTCGACGCGAACCAGTGGGCAGCGATAATCCTTGGAGCGATACAGTCCATCGACTTGAGTGCTTTTTTTTTACTCAAAAAATCGGTGAGTACGCTTACGGATTCACTGCTGATGCGCAAGAGGAAGTCAATGGAGACAGCCTCACAGTTTATGGAAGCACTGTCATTGCGGACGCAGCAGACTTCATCAAAGCCTTCCCGCAGTACAGGCTAGACGACTATCTATATCGGCTGTCGTGCGCTCAGATACAGTTCATGGCTGTCGACAACACGCACACGAAGTATCTGAAGGGAGCTGACAAAGCTGCTTGGAACGGATACAAGGAAGCGTTGGAAGCACAGAACAAGTTGGAGGACTTCTATACGAGTCTCGGAGCCAAGAACCTGAAGGCAGGCGAGGAGTACGAGATTCCAGTTCACGGAAAGAAATAACTCTAAAAACAAAATAAAGATATGGCAAACAACCCGACGATAGTAGCTGCAAGTCTTTCAGATGAAGCGCTGAAGACTTCAATCAAGAATCTTGTTTCCGAAGTAGATACTGCTGTCAATAATATGGCTAAAAACTTTAACGAAAAAGTTGGAAGCATGGAACAGGCGATAAAAAACTTTGCAAACATGAAGTTTGACTCTGGTTCATCGTCTGGGAATGGAATAAAAAAATCTGTTGACGACCAAAAAAACCTTGAAGAGCAGACAAAGAAGACAACTCAGGCCGTCAAGGAGCAGGGTTATACTTATGACCAATTGGCAGAGTATATGAAAAACGCTGCGACACAAGCAGAAAAAAGGTTTGCCGTCACAGATATTCAGCAACTCAGAATGCGTCAGCACGAGATTGTTGCAGAGCTTGGCAAGCTTGAAGGAACTAAACTGTCTGGCGCGATTCGTGAGTTCAATGAACTTAAAGAAAAGTCCGAAGAAGTAAAGCGTCGGATTGCAGAACTTCAAAGTCTCATGTCACAGTTCAGAACAAACGAGCAAAAGAGTGCTGCGCGACAAGAAATCGAGAATCTTCGTACACAGTTAATGCTTCTTAATGGCGAAATGAGCAGGATTCAGCCGACTGGGAATGCAGAGCAGAGAATTAACTCACTTCGTCTTGAATATGAGCAGATAAACAGAAGAATATCTCAAATGGGACAGGAATTGATTGACGCAGAGCAGAAGGAACTTGGATTGGCAAACGCTTCAAGACAAGAAACGAACGAACTTGACAAGCAACTTCAGAAGATAAAGGAACTGAACTCTGCTAAGGAAGCCAAAGCAATGTTTGTCGACATCGCGGCAATGCCTATTGACACTCTTGAGCAAGCGAGAGAAAAAATTGAAGCCATTCGTGCGTTGATGCAGAAAGTAGAAAACACTCCTTTGATGGGTAAAGCCGACTTTGAAAAGCTTCGCAATCAGTTCTATGCGACAAACGAAGCGATAAGACAGTTCGGTCTCAAAGCTTCCGAATCAGCAGAAAAAGAAAACAGTGCAGCAAAACAGACGGTTAAAAGCGAAAAAGAACGCCAAGAAGAAATACAAAAGACAGGACAAGCGGCTCAAGATACTGCCAAAAAGATAATCAGTTCGCTTCACAGTCAAGCGTCTGACGCCAAGAACACAAATCCTCTTGGAATCATATCAGACGAGGTTGGACGTTCTGTAAACCAGATTAATCAGCTGAAGGAGTCCATAGAACAGATGAGCAGAGCCTATTGGGAAATGTCTTCTGCTGAACGAGAGTCTCCAGTAGGAATTGCGTTGAAACACGACATTAAGATAGCAAGAGACGCAATAGCCGTTGTGGACGATTACAACAGAAGGTTACTGATGGGCGCTACGGACAACAACAGCAAAATCATATCAAATGAATCAACGCTGAAAGGTTTGCGTACCACGCTTAGTCAACTCACTGCTCAATACGAGAACTTGAAAGTTGCTGAAATCAATGCTGGCAAAGGAGACCAGATAATACAGCACTACCAAGACGTGAATCGTGCCGCGCAGATTCTACAAAGAACACTGAACCGACCGATTAATCTTCAGGCGGCATTGGCTGGCGATGAAAGGACATTGGACGACATTGCATACAAAATGCAAAGACTTCAAGCATATAGACAAGGAATCGACTTGACTAAGCCAGGAGCCGAGAACGAGATAAAGCAGGTTGACGACAAACTGAAAGAACTGCAAAGGGACGCTGACAAGTGGATTTCTAAGTCTAAAGAAATTGAAAATCGCAACAACGCTCTTGGGCGCTCGTGGAACTACATGAAGAACCGTCTTGCGTTCTACTTTACAGTAGGAGCAAGCACAGCGTTCATAAAGAACTTGATTGAGATACGCTCCCAGTACGAGATGAACGAGCGTGCCCTTGGAATTCTCATCAACTCTGCAGAAAGAGGAACGCAAATATTCAAGGAGCTGTCAGACATGGCTCTCGTTTCCCCATACACGCTTATCGAACTGTCAAACGCAGCGAAACAGTTGACCGCATACGACATCGCAGCAAAGAACGTTGTCGACACGACAAGACGTCTTGCTGACATGGCTTCTGCCGTCGGTGTTCCAATGGAACGTCTGACATACGCACTTGGTCAGATTAAGGCTTACGGCTATCTGAACAGCCGAGATGCCCGTATGTTCGCAAACGCAGGTATCCCTCTTGTCCGCGAATTGTCAAAGTACTATACGGAACTTGAAGGTAAAATCGTTAGCGTGGGGGATGTGTACGACAGGATGAAGAAGAAGTCCATCGACTACAACGACGTAATGGCTGTCGTTACAAAGATGACAGACGAAGGAGGCAAGTTCTTTGACTTCCAAGCAAAGATGGCAGACACACTGAAAGTGCGTCTTGCCAACCTGACTCTTGCGTGGAACAACATGCTGAACGAAATAGGGGCATCAGAGCAGGGGGTTCTTACAACAGGAATAGGCATGCTGAAAGACTTCTTCTTGCACTGGAAGGACATAGAAGAAATCATCAGGAAAGTTGTATACGCGTTCGGATTGTTCAAAGCGGCTCAGATGATAACTCTTGCATTTATGGGAGAGTTGAACACGGCAATGGGAATGCAGGTACTGCTTGGCACTAAACTTCAGACAAAGCTTGCTGCATTGACTTCTAGCACAAAAGCTTTGTCAGTTGGATTGTCTGCGTTCGGAATGGCATTTTGGGCTATTCTTGCAGACGCTTATGTTACATACAGCAGAAACGCTGAAGAAATAGAGAGACTTAACAAAACCATTGCAGATGGAGCAAAAGAAGCGTCCGAAGCCCTTGACAAAATGCTGCATTCTTCAGAAATGGTAAGCTCAAGAATGTCTGCAATGCAAGGAAAACTCTCAGCAACAGACGCAGCAAAGACTTGGGAAGCGCTGCGTGAACAGATAGAGTTGTCCGCAATATCTTCAAAGAGCGTTGTTGCAGAAATCGTTGAAGAGATACAAAAAAACGGTTTTGACAGAGGAATAGAAAAAGCTTTCGGTTTTGCAGAAAGCATTCAAAAAGTCACAAGCAAACTGAGCGACCTGAACGACAAGCTTCAAATAACTCAAGATGAAATGCTGGGAGGGCTGTTTGGTGAAGGTGTCGTTGAGGATATTGAGGATTACAACGAAAGGTTAAAATACGAAGCCGAACTTGCAGAATGGGCTGCAAACAAGAATAGCGGATTCTGGGAAAACGCTGTAATGGGACTTAAAGGTCTGTTCCATTCTGTAAAAGAAGACCTTGGAAGTTCAAAGGAAGAAGCAGAGAAAGAAATAAAGAAGTTTGCTGAAGACGCTGCACAGGTCATTAAAGACGAACTTGGAGAGGAGGGCTTGAAAGACAAAATTCAAGTAAATGAAGCCATTGCTCGCGTTCTTCAGGGGTTCGAACAGATGTATCCTCAGATACGTGGGAAGGGGAAAGTCTTGTTTGAGACACTGTTCAACGAAACGATGGCAAAAGAGTTTGAGGGTTCTGTAGACAAACAAGCATATTATTATGAGAAATTCTTGGAGCAACTCAAGAAAGACCACGGAAGTGCTTTTAATGAAGTTACTGACGAAATACTCAAAGACACGCACAAGTGGTCTTCCTCGCAATTGGACGCCATACAGAAAACTGCAGATAAAGTCAGAAAAGACCTTCCAGAAGCTTCGCAAGATGCAATTGACAAAATCCTAAGACAACTCAATTCTACAGAGTTCAAAGTTCGAATTGTCGCAGAGATGGCCACAACTTCCGTTGATGAAGTACAAAGACAATTCAACGAGAAATTCATTAAGAAGCCTGGGATTGAAGACCAGAAAGAAAGAGAGAAGGCTGAGGCTGAGGCTGCTCAGAAATACGGTACTCTTAGGCGTAAATCAACAGAGAGCAATGTCGAGTACGAAAAGCGAATCAGCGACGAACGAAATAAACAGTTTGAGTTGTCTCAAAAGAACGCAGATATTATATCTGCAAACAAAAGCAAACAAGACGAATACTCAAAGGCAGTAGTAAAAGACGCTGAAAACGCAAAGGCTGCAGCAGACGCGTGGCTGAAAGCTGCTGACGAAGTCGAAAAGGCTGGTGGATATGACTTCAGTACAAAGAGCGAGCGTTCTGCTGCGTCGAAAGCTCAGAAAGCTGCAGAGTCAGAGCTTCAGAAAGCGTTGAAGGAAGAGATAAAGCTTATTGACGAAGCGACGAACATGTATAAGAAGATGACGGATTCTGGAATCAACAGGACAACCGCACTCACTTACATCACCAACAAGTTCGGAGACTCAATCGAGCATATCAACAGTGTTCTTGGTAAGAACAATATACCAAAGTTCGACATAAGAAGGTTTGCTGGAACAGATGACCCGCATAAGCTCCTTCAGATGCTTGAGGAGCAGAGAGCTGCTGCAAAACTGTCAAGGAACGTAAAGCCAGAAGAAATCAGCGAACTGCAGATAAAATACGACAAGGTTGATGTTGATGCAAAAGTCTTTGATGCTACAAAGATTACAAAAGGCTTGAACAACGAGCTCGGACACCTGAAGGACGAGTACGAGCTTGCTGTGGAGCTTGACGCCAATCCAGAGTTCGGCAATATGTTCGCAGAAATGTTCGACCTCGACTTGGACACAATGCCAAAAACGGCCAAAGAGTACGCTGACGCATACACCAAGCAACTTAACAAGTATTTCCAAGACCAAAAGACGGACATCAGGCTTCCGAATCTCCTGAACGTGACGAAGGACGACATGGAAGAGTTCAGGAAGCAGATGGAAGAAGGAAAACTTGAGATGGTATATTACGACCTTATAAAAGAAGCGTACAAAGAGACTCAGGCAGCCAGAAAGAAGGAGACGACGGACACAATCAACGAATGGAACAAGCTTGTTGAGAAATACGGTGAGTTCGAAGCCAAAATCACAAAGATAAACAACGACGCTGAAAAGGAACGGAAGATTGCGACCTTGATGAACGCTCCGAAAAGTCTTTTTGAGGCTATCGACTTAAAGCAAAGACAGCTTACGGCGAAAGCCGCGTTCGAGAGGTTCCAAGGCTCTTCTGAGTGGATTGTAGCCACTGGTGACTTGACTGGTATGACAAAGGAGGCAATAGGCAGTCTGATAGACAGCATAGAAGAGTACAAGAAGAAAGCCAAATACCTAGACCCGAAGCAGATTAAGCAGATTAACAACGCCCTGAAAGCATTGCATAAGGAGCAGAGGAAAAACAACCCGTTCAAGTCTCTCTCAAACGCAATGGATGAAGCAAAGGACAAGGCCGAAGTGTTCCAAGAAGAGATAGACAGTGAGCAGGAGAAGCTGAACAAACTCAGCTCGGAAATGATTCAAAGCGGTCAGGTGACAGAAGAGACAACAGGGAAAATAGGAACAATAATAGAAAGGATAAAAGAACTCAAAAAAGCACAAGAAGAAGTTCTGGAAGTAGACATAAACACCATAATAGAAGGTCTTAAATCCGTCATGTCCACAGTAAAGCAGGCCACTGGACTGTTTACGGACATGTTTGGTGCTATCGGAGGAGATGAAGTCAAGAAAGATATAGAGGATATGTTCTCTGTTGTAGACAATACTTTGAAAGGACTTGAGATTGGTGCGGCAATAGGCGGCAAATGGGGTGCTGTCATTGGCGGTATTGTCGGAATGCTTACGAGTGTCGTTTCAAAAATAGGAGACATCATCAGCGGAAACGAAGGCATTAACAGTTCGATTGAGGTCTCTGAAAGAAGAGTAAGGGGTCTTGAACTCGCGTATGTCGATTTGCAGCGCGCCGTAGACGATGCCTACGGCTCTGCCGTCATCGGTGCAAAGAAGGCGACTGTATACAACAAAGAACTGCAACTTGCGGAACTGAAACGGCAGTTGGCGCTTGAACAGTCGAGAAAGAGCAAGAACATTGACCAAGACAGGATTGTAGAACTGCGGAAACAGATTCGTGAACTGGAATACGACATCATCGACTCGATAAAAGAAATAACGAACTCAATGCTTGGCATATCAAGCGTTGGAGACGCTGCGGAGGCGCTTGTGTCGAACATGATAGAGTCCTTCAGGAAAGGCGAGGACTATATGCTCAGTCTCAAGGATTCGTATGACGACATGATAGACAACATGATTATGAAGAGCATCGTCGCAAACGTAATCGGCAAAAAAATAGATGAGTTGTTCGCGAAGGTCTCTGAGGCCGCTTCACAGAGAGCCAGTGCAGAAGAGGCAAGATACGAGGAAGCCGTGAAGAAATACAGCGATGCCATGAGTCGAATCACGAACCCAGACTGGTGGGAATACTACAGTTTCGACCCTTATGGGGAAAACGTGGAAAGACAAGAACAGTCAAAGATTTCGTTTGAAGAGTGGCAGGACTTGTGGGAGAAGAGAATAGAGTATCTGAGAAAGCAGTACGAAGAAGCCGCAACGCCGACACCTGACGACGTGAAGGCGATTGAAGAGATGCGTGATGGGTGGTACGGAGGAATAAAAGAAGAGTTCGAGGCGTGGATGAACGCATTCGGAATAAAATACGGGCAGGACGCTACGAACCAGCTCTCGGCATTGCAGCAAGGCATATCTGGAATCACAGAGACTCAGGCAGGCGCATTGGAAGCCTACTGGAATGCGAACACGCAGCAGCAGTACGTGCATAGCGATTTGCTCACGCAGATAAGAGACGCCGTACAGTCGTTCGACATGGACTTACAGCTTGGCGTCTTCTCTCAGATGCTTCTGCAATTGCAGACGAACTATACGGTCATGATGTCGATGCATTCCATGATGGAGGGATGGACTGTGGCTAGCGGACAAGGCATACGTGTCGAACTTATAAGTTAGTTGATATGGACAAGATGCAAGAATACTACAAGAGCGCGCTTCTGGAAGACCTTTGTTCAGAGTACAAGGGTCTGTGGCAGGCTGCGATGAACGACAAGGAAAGCCTGCTGAAGCTGTCATTGTGCCAGCAGGCGATTCCACACGTCGTGACGTTCGCGTACGAGGGAAAGGGGCTTACGAGGGAATATGTGAAGGAGAACTTCCGTGAGTACATAAACGGACACACGGTCATGGACGCTGACGGGGTAGATGGTTTCACTTATGGATTGTACGCCGACTATGACTACGACAACGCCCTTGTTCTTGACAAGGACGTGTGCTCTGTCATGTGGACACACTGCGACAGCGTATTCGTACCAAAGACGAAGGCTGTCACTCTGTACGTGAGCAACAGAAGCGACATAAGCATCGTCTGCGACGGGTACAACTCACTCAGAATCTATCTCTTCGACGAATCGAAGGTGACGTTGGAAGACGTGGACGACGACAGCACGGTGACTGTGTACAACTACGGGAAATGCTCTGTCGTAGAGAGAGGGAAGTACTGCCTGTCTGGGCACATACAAGAATTCAGGAAACAATTAAGACTTTAGAAATATGGCAAACGAATTAAAGGGTAAATATTACACGAAGAACACGTTGTCTGGTTCGTATCAGGACTTCGCAACGAAGTTCGACGGTCTTCGTGTCTTGGCGATAAGCGGTCTCGACAGCAAAGGGAAGGCTCTGAACGTGTACGTCGCGCAGTGGATGAACTCTCAGACTGAGGATTTCATGATTACGACGAACAACGGTGTGATAGTAAGGGAGAACGTGGACGTGCAGGTCGTGTTCGCTATAAGCAGACGCTACGCAAGCACCTCCATCAACGAGCAGACCGTTTACGACACGTTCATCGACTACATGACGAACACGGACGTGTGGGTGGCGAGCAGGTATGTCGGGAAGCAAGTCCATTGCGTATCTATGGACAAGTTCGAGCCAGAGAAGATAAAACTGAACAGAGGGAACAACTCCTACATATTTGGAAAAGTCACCCTTCATGCTCTTGAGAAGCCTACCGCCTACACCTGACAGGATATTTGTTCAGAAGATTCTCTTCCACCAAGGCTTCGCTGGCTTCGACAGCTCCGCAGCAAGTCTGTCCGCCTCGCTCTTAAACTCGCCAATCCTGTCGTTGAGGACGAGCACTTGGTCTTTGTACGACTCAATCTGACCGCGAAGCTGCGCGTTGGTCTTCTCCAGAACGTCGACCTGCTTCAGCAAGGAGTCGCACTCCGCAATCTTCCCTTCGTAGAGATGGTCTCCCTCCAAGTCGAGCGACTTGTACTTCCTGACCTGCTCCTGCAAGACGGAGATTTGTCCTCTTATGCCAGCGTTCTGTTTGCGCAGGAACTTGACTTCCTCTTCAACACTCTCAAAATGGTTTTCTTTCTTTACCTTTTTCATAAGATTGCAATTTTAAGTTTATGATATTTTAAAAGTCTGGTTTGTTGTAAGACTCCAAGTCTGGAGTACCGCTTGAGTGCAGTTGGGAGTCCTTCTGCATTCTCGCTTCCTGTCTCTGGTACAGCCTTGGAACGCTGAACACGTTCAGTGTCTGTCCGATGACGCTGTATCCGTCTATGGTCTCTCCGTTCTCTATGGCGTATGGCAGCACTTCCCCCTTAACTTCCACGACCATACCGTTCGAGAAGTGGTTGTTGACGTAGTTGACCAGTCCCTGCTTGTAGATGACTTTCCATGAGAGATACTTGTCTTCCACGCGAGTCCCGTCTGATTTTCTGTAGCCTTTTCTGTACTCCGACAGGAAGACGAAGCATCCGCCGCCGTTGGGGATGAACTTGACTGACTCGATTATGCCTATGATGTTTACACTTGCCATTTCTGTATTCTAATATCCTCTTTACGGGCTTCTTCTTCAAAAAGACGCTCGTATTCCTCCAATATCGGTTCTATATATTCCCATTCAATCATACATCTTCTCGTCTTTGCCGCTTTTCAGCCTTTCTGACGGCTTCCAACGCTCGTTGCGGTATAGTTGTCCACCTCGTGAATTTTCGCCGCCCAGAGAGTCTGTTTTCGGCTTGTCCTCGTTTCTGGTTGCAAATATAGCTCATAATTTGGAATATTCCAAGTTTTTAAATGATTTTTAACCAAAAAAGGCCTTGAGAGCTCCAGACACGCTCTCCCCCTTGGCTTCCTTCATCCTCTTGTACTCCTCGAACGTAACCACTCCCTTGTTCCCCTCTTCGATGCGCCTTACGTTCTCCGTGCGCTCTATTTCCGCGTAGTAGTCTCCGCGTTCAGCCATGAACTTGTTCAGTGACTCTGTTATGACGAGGGCATACGAGTCTCCGCCATAGAAGCGCCCGTACTTTCCAGCCATGAAGCGAGAAACGAACAGCAGTATTTCCTCAACCTTGAGCGTCTTGTACTGTGTGGATATTGTCTGAGCCAACATGTACACCTGTTCTTTCGAGAACTTGTCGTTCGTCACGTTGAGGAATACAAGCATCGACTGCAGGACGCCGAAGAGCCATGTGGCAGACGAATTCTTCCCGTATGTGACATCTATTCTAACGAGCGTCGGCGATTCGCGCTTGAACACGTCTATCGGATTCTGCACGATTGAGTTCATGTTGGCATACGAGAATCTGTTGCAGAACCCTCTTATGTCCCCGTACTCATTCCTTATCTCCGCCACCCATGTCGGCTGGCTCTCCGATGTTGCCAAAGAGCCGTTCCATGAACGAGTCTGCTTCGGCAATAGTTCTCCCAACTTTTTCGGTTGCTGTTTCTCTTCCATAGTTGTTGTTGTTATTTTTATTCTTAGACCATGTCGTGCAGGCTGCTTTCCAGCTCTTCATAGGATTACGGCCTACTTTCCATCCGTTGCTCTCATAATGTGCAAAGAAGGCTTCCGCATCGAACGTATAGCCCTTCTCGTTGATGTAAGCCTGTATTTCGTCAACGGTAGGCTTAACAAATCGTTTCTCTTTCTTTATAGAAGACACGTTAGTGTCTGATATTTCTTTAATATTATCTTTCTTTTCCTTTCTTCTAGATAGTTGTTCATTTTGTTGTTCATTTTGTTGTTCATCATCAACAGTGCCACTCATACTTAAATCATTGATTTCCAACGTGTTCTGTTGTTCATTTTGTTGTTCAATTACTAAGTATTTCTTGATGGTTATAATATTAATCAGCTTACTCGTTGTCTGTTCGATGATTCCAGACGAAAGAAGTTCTGACAAGAACTTGCGTACAGTATTCCTGCTCCACTGCCACTTTTCTGCGAGGTTTGCTTCTGATATAGCAATCTCGTATGGTTTCAGCGTAACCTTGATGCCTCTCACAAAAAATTCGCGCTCCTTATATGCAGCTTGGAAACAAAGGTCTATAAACGCCTGAGCACGAGTAAACCTCTCTGACGAGAAGAAGTCCTCGTCATAAAGCCCTCTATCCAACTTTATAAAACCCTTATTCAACTTGTAGCAGTCTTTAAAAGCCAAACAAGCGGTTCTACTCTTCAGCTGCTACTCCGAATTTCGAACCGCCTGTTGTGGCAAGTTGTTATAACATTTATGTCTCCATCGCTTTATCACCTATAGTAGCAGACGGCGTTCAAGCGTGCGATTTCAATGAATCACGGTGCAAAGATAGCAATTATCCGCTCATATTCCAAACATTTTATGCATTTTTATGATTATTCGTCATTCAAAGCGCGTAGTTCACTTCCCAACATCAAAGCACTAATCTTTGAGTAGATGCCAACTCTTCTAAGAGTCCTGACTCTCTCGAAGTCGCCGTCCTCGTACGCACGTCTGTACGACTTTCCGAGCACTTTAGGAACGTCTTGTCTGCTGATGCGCTCGTCGTCGCATGCTCGGGAGAGGAGCTCTACCTCCGACTCCGTGGCAGAACACTCCCTCCTGTAGTTCATGCGTATCATGTCGTACGTGAAGCTTCCAAGACCGAACTTCCTTGCAATCGGCATCAATCTCAGCAGATAGCGTCGGCAGATGCGCTGAAGCGTGTCATTCCTCATCTTCTGCTGTCTCGAAGCTTACGTTGTACTTCTCCTTCAGATACCAATAAGGAATGGCATCAAGTACCAAAGCAACCTTGTACTCAGGCTTGAAGTGCTCCCTGACATTGGAAGGCAAGTCTTTCAGCGTATCCTCGTTCACGCACTCCTTCACGAGCGACACGTTCAGCGGATTCAGCGGTACGCACATCTTCAGCCTGCTACCTGTCGCAAACACAATCTCAGCGTCGTCTGGCAATGCAGCGAACACTTCGTTCTCCAAAAATTCCTTCTTTGTCATGATTCTCTGTTTTTTATTGGTTAATATCCTTTGCCATGTTTGTTCGGGCGGGACTCGTTGTAGGCCATCTTGTGCTCTATGTGCCACTCGAGGTCTATTTTGTGGAAATCAGCGAAATCAAAGCACCATGCAAGAGAAGCACCAAGAAGGCAGAAAATGTCGTCCGCCGACGTATATTTGTCAATACGGATTATAATCCTCGCCAATCCGTAGCATTGCTCGTTGATAGAGTCCTTACCCCAAATGTTAGCCCAATCGTCGCTTGTAGATGCTTCCTCAAGGACAAGCGGCTCTATATGCCGTGTTCCCAAGAAATCGCATATACGGATAACGACGTCGGCCAATTCGTCCTCCAACGTGTCCTTGATGTGTTCAACAAAGCACTTGTTGACGTATTCGGCGTATTCGGCATCGCTACCGATACGGATTTCCTCTAACGCCTTAAATGCACCAACATCGGCGCGGCGGTTCTTCCTATCCGCCTCCACCATCTCGCCGATTTCACTGATAACAAGCATCATCCAGTGCTCGTCAGAACGCTCCTCGTCGTGGAAGCCGTGCCCGCAGGCCGTTTTGTATGCACGGCTGATAAACTCGTTGATTTTTTCTTTTGATACCATAATTCTCTTGTTTTCGTTAATCATTGATTATATCCGTAACTCTCAAATAATTTAACGATTTTTATAAAACTAAAAAGGCAATTGACTATCGTCAGTATTCGCATTCTTCTGCTGCGGAGTATTCTGAGGTTGGGCGCTTGCACCCTGCTGCGGCTGCTGCACTCCACCAATCGTCGAGCAATAGTAACAGCTTGCCGTGGTGAACCAACGTCCCTGATACTCCCTCGACGTCACGTTGAACTTGACCAACACCTCGTGGCCGACCACGACGGCGTTCTTCATCTTTTCGAACTTGTCGCTGCCCATGACCTCAAGGCATAGCTTCTGCTCGTACTGTCCGTCCATCCAGCTAACTACGAACTGGTGCTTCTCCCAATCTCCCCTGCTGCTCGTACCACTCTGCACTGGCAGCACTTCAATAATCTTTGCGTTTAACTCCATCTGTTATAATATATTTAATCTTTAATAACTATCTCAATGCCAATATCACAAGCATTGCACAAAGCACGATGCACACAATAAACAAGCTGTGAGCAACCGACTCTAATGCGCACACGACGCGCTCTCTAAATTCATCACTCGGCATAATCATCCACTACTGTCACAGTGCCAGTACAGGCTCAAGGACTTGCAGCACGAGTGGTGGTCTGTCTTAGCCCAACCGTCGCTGTGACTCTCAACTTCAAATCCATACTTCTCTCTCTGCTCCCAGAACGCCTTCATAATCAGACGAGGAAGCATGACGTCCAGCCACATGTGGGTACTACTCCAAAAAGGAGGATACCAGCCGTTCTCGTAGCCAAGGTCGCCAATCGGGGCAAGCTTGCGCAGGTCACTAAGACCGAACAGACCAACCTTCCTCGTCAGTTCCCATTTCCGTTCCCTTGTCAAATACATAATATCCCTCTGTTTAACGTAAGTAAATAATGAAATTCGCTGCAAATATAGACATAGTTCTTGAAATATTCCAAATTTATAACACTATTTAATAGTATTAACTATTTTTTAGTAATACTATAACATAGTATACATTATATTAATGTATATACATATACACACACGCGCGTAAAATCAGCTCTTTTCTTGAAATCCATGGCAGAAAACAGAAGAAAACTGAACCCTAAAATAAAAGAAACGCGTTTTAAGGCGTCCTGAGACGTTTTTTCGACCTCAGACGATAAATTGTACTCAAAAACTATTTGAAGCCGCCAGAGAGCTCGAAAACAGCGTTTTTGACAATTCTGCATCACAACACACACTCTTTATCTCTGGGATTTTTATTTTTTCGTTTTTCTTTTTTTCTTTTTTGAGGAAAGGACTGTTTGCACCATATCTTTTCGCTTTGCGGTTCACCCCGTCCCCGTCTATTTGTTTTCGTCTGTTTTCGTACCTTTTAAGCCGTATTTTATCTGCTATCTTTTTAGGGTTAAAAATACGTTTTAAATACGTTCATTTATTATCATTATCACTTCTTTTGCAAGTCTATAACAAAAACGCCAAAACGCCAACAAACTAAAAAACGTATCATTTTGGAAAAACAATGTACCAAAATTAAACATATCTAAATATTCACGCCTATCTATCTATTATCTTTTTATCTATTCTATTAACCAACAACTAACTAATAATCTATACTAACATATTATATTAATCTTATTAACTCTATATTAATTCTATACTATACTATACTATACTATTCTATAACTTTCGCGTGCGTACATTATTATAATAAAATAAAGTGTACTACTAATATAGTACACAGATACAGTTTTTACGCTATAAAAAAAATATTAACATTACTGTAAATAATTCAGAAAAAATAAATATTTACACTAAAAAACTCTATTTTTTAGGAAAAACTCTCTATTTATTAGTGTTTCAGAAAATAAAAATTTTCTATAAATTACTAATATTAATTTACAATATACATTTTTTAAGATTTATATCAATATAAAATTAACATATTAAATCTTTCAAAACAGCCTTAAATAAAGGAATTTTGTGTAAAATATTATTTTATTTGTTAAAAACTTATTCTTACTTTGATATATGGAAAATTAACTGTACCTTTGCACCAAAATTAAGATAATAACAATTTAAAACATTAAGTTATGAACACGAAGAATAAAAGCAAATATCAATATTTAGGTGAAAACCTTTATAATGATACAGATATTTTTTGTTTGGTACATAAAGCCACAAGAATAGTATTTTTAGAATTTATTGCAACAGATTTTATTGATTATTGCATAAACAATAATATTCGTTTTGTGGATTATTTGCAAAAAAGAAAAGAGTATATTTGTAAAAGCCGCAACTATTCGCCAGAGTTATTTGGTGTATCTTATAAAAATTATGGTTACGAAACATATAATTTTAATTTAATGTGTGAATAATGTATTTATTACATATATAGTCAATTTATAGTATTCATCAATTTAAAACATTAAAGTTATGAAAACAAAGAATTTAAGCACAAAGGAATTTAACGAAGTAGTTAAGGGTGCAAAGGTGGAAATTAACGGAACTTTCAAAAACCCGTTTGTAGTGATTAACTTATTAAATAAAGCCGTAAAAGGTGATTTTGCAAAGGTTGCAAATTGTGAGATTAATCCAGAAAATCTTAAAAAGGTTGCAAAGGTGTGCAAAGGTATGCACGCAAATAGATACGCTTTTGATGTATGCTTATTTGAAAAAGATTCATTTGGGCGTTTTTGTGCGATGTCACCTTTTAAGGGCGCAAAGGGCGATTTATTTGCAGATTATTACGACATTAACAATATGTCTGTATTAGTTTATACTGATAACAAAGGGCGTGAAATTGTAGAAAATGAAAAGGGCGATTTATACACGTGTGCGCCTATCTCACTAACTATTAACGGCGTTTTTAACGCTTTTGCAAAGGTTGCAAAGGTGGACATTATCGAAAAAGATAAGGCCGCGAAAGAGTTTCAAAAGGCCGCAAAAAAGGCAGAAAGAATCAGGGCTACAAAGTTACGTGAACTTGACAGGGCAAAGGACAAAGGTATTATAACGGAATTTGAATATAACGAAAAACTAAAGTTAATAAAAGCCGCGTAAAAGGGCTGCAAAGGGCTGCAAACGTACATAATATATTGGGGCGTACACTGCAAAAGTATTGCAGCCTACAAAAAGGGCGTTATAAAGAGTTATAACGTACCTTGCACCAAATAAGGTGTACAAAGGGCGCAAAATGTATCTTTTTAGCGCAAAGGGCGCAAAGTTACTACCTTATTAAAAGCGCAAAGTGCGCAAAGGTAGTACAAAGGGTACAAAGTAGCAAACGGCGTAATTTTTGACAATTTGAAAAGAATCATTATCACTTCTGCGAAAAAGTGTTGAAGGGGTGTAATTACTTTTTGTAGGTATACGTGCACTTTAAAGAAATAAGCGTATAAACCGCAAAAGGGACAGGGAAAAGGCCGAAAAATCAAACGGGCGCCGTATCTATTAGCGTACGCGATTTGTAGGACGTATTAACCTTTGCACTGAATAATTATATACAAGTATCAAAGAAGTGATAAAAAGCATAAAGCGATAATAACTTTATGGGTGATAGATATAACGGCAACGGAAATGCAAAAGGGCGCAAGTATGGCTTGTTAAATGTCTGGTAGCGCAAAAAAAGTGAAAGTGTTTCGTTAAAATTTAATCCAGAATTATAGTTAGCAAAATAACTGCATCGACTAACTCTTTTGCATGAAAGTGGATGAAATATAGCGTGCATGTGATGTAACGAAAGCGAACAAGTTCGCATGGCAGATTACTTGCATAAAGATATGCACAGGATAAAAGAGATTGTTGCATCGTAATTGCGTCGGCAGCATGCACGCACTAACCAAAATTTAAAAGATATGGCAAACTTAAAAGAATTGTGCGGAAGCATTCCGCAAAGCATCATTCACACCGCAACAAACTACGAAGTAGCAAGGCGCAAGGTTGCAGCGCACAGAAGGCAGCAGAAGGAATATAATGCACGCATGCAGGCTCTGGATATGGAAAGATGCATCTTCGAGCAGTGCAAACGTAGCCGCACACAAAAGCGGGTGCGCAACTCCTTCAGCACTGAGGAGGCTGGGCGCAGCGGCGGCGGCACTATAATTGCAACCATACGGAATAATAGCACACATATACACCAAGTGTGCAGGGTGTCGGCAAACAGATATTAATCATAGGAGGCACATACATCAATTTAAAACAAAAGCATTATGAGACAAAGAATCAAAAAGCAGGGCGCAGTCCGTGTAGGCACTGGCTATTGCCCGAAAGTAGCGGTATTGTGGGCAGTCGTAGTGGCTGGCGTAGTGTTGTTCCAAGACACAAAGCAGGTGTGTGACGATTTGTGTGTGCAGATGCGCATGCACAATCAGCGTGCAGAGGTCATAAAGTTATAGGAGGGCGAAATATGAGGACACGTGTATATCCAGCAGACGCAAGGGGCTATTGTCTGAGAGGCTTCTGCCCGACCATCTGCAAAAGCATCGAGAAGGCACAGAGAGAGGCGCTTGAGCTGGAGTTCAGCCTGCGCAAGTACGGATTCAAGTATCATCACATAGTAATAGAGGAGGCATAACATGAAGTACATCTTATATTTCAGTTCGCGCAAGAACTTTGGCGACAAAAGTACGTGGAGCAAGGAGGCATACCCGTCTGACGCGTCAATCCCCGAAGTCCGCAGGGCTGCAATGCTCGCAGGGTGCGAAGGTTTCGCAATAGTTAATTTCAAGACAAAGAAGACGCATCACTTTGAGTGGTTTGTAAACGCATAGGAGGCATAATTATGAATACAGATAAATTATGGAATGTTCGCGATGAAATCATCTGCGAACTCGCTACGGCATCAATGAAGTTGGACAGACTGCACGTTGAATTGTGCGATGAAAGTCCGTATGAAGTGCCGAGCATTGATGAGATACGTGTGCGCATACTTTCAGCAATGAATGCACTTGCACGTCTTGAAACGCACGTAAACGAATTTGGAACAGAAATTAAAAAATTGGAATCATGTTAGTAAGTGAGTTTATAGGTATGAAGAAAAGCAAAGAGCAAAAACGTGAAGAGGCACGAATGCGCCAGAATGCGCATAGTTGGCAGCGTGTGGACATTCCTCTCGACATGCCGTTTCTCGCAGGCGGTTACACTCAGACGGATTGGGATTGTCTTGTTCGTGGAAACATGAGTGACGACGAAATAGAGGCGCTTGACTATATGTGGGAGTCATGCGAGACACTTGAGGAGCAGCACGACTATTTTAAAGACCAGTTGTTAAGTACAAAACCATATTGGGCATGATTACATTATCTATCATCGTGGGCATCGTCATGGTCGCAGGCGGTGCATGTATATACAGCGACATGGAAAAAGAGTATCAATTTAAAAAGTAAGCATTATGACAAACAAGCAATTGAAAGAGCTGAAGTCACTCTTCAGACGGCTCAACGAGAAAAACAAGTGCCACGACAGAAAGTATGTGTGCATGGTTGAAAAGTATAAATATAACGGATATGCTATGAGCATAAATTTTGAGATTCTTTTCAGCACAGACCACGAAACCATCATGAAGTGGGTGTTCAAGAATGGACTACTTTGCAGAATCGGCCCACTCAGTGAGGATATTGCATACATGGGCATACAGTAAACGGCAGAAGGTGGGCGCAGCCACTATCGACACGCCCGCCACGCTGACAGACATCAATCGACAAACATCAAACATTTAAGCAATATGGCAAGAATATCACAAGAAGTTCGTGACTTAATGTTCACGAAAGCGAGAGAAATAGAGAGCCGTGACGAATACTTAAATTTCGTCAGCAACTACTGTGACAACAATAGCTTGGACTATTGGCAGGTGTGGCAAGGCTGCGCACGTTCTTTCTTTTACATGAACGAGGAGCGTCGTATGCGTCAGCGCTGCATAGAGGCAGTAAACAACACGTTCGCATACTTCCCGAGTTACGACCTTGCACGCATGGAGCATTGGAGTGAGGAAGACATCGAGAAGAAAATCGAAATCGAAGACTGGGGTGGCACATGGGTGGTCACAAAGATTTTTGGCATCGAGGTTGACGTGCATAACAGGGAGTGCAGATGCTTTGCACTACGTTGGAGAGAGGAAGACGAACGTGCTGACGGAACACCGATAGAGTGGAAGACACTGCTGACCACATTCGACTTCTCGACCATTAAAGAGGGCGACAAAGAAAAGAATATGGTGTGGTCTGGTGGATACTTCGCAGGACGTGAATACAACCGATACAAGTACATTCCGAGAGCCCTGTACTTCTCGCTCGAAGAGTTTATTGAGACATACAAAACGTTCGCAGACGAGCGATATGACGCAGACAAGTTGGTCATGGTGGACGATACGCCTGAGCCAATCAACTACGACTATGACGACTACGAAGAGTAAACATATAGTATCAACATTTTAAAACATTGCAACAATGAAAGCAAAGGCATTTTTGGTGCTTGTCACATTGGCAAGCGGCATTGTGATTCCGTGCAGTGGAATCGGTGAGAACAAGGACGAGGCATTGATGGACGCATGTTCGTACCTCGCAAGTACGGATTTCCCAGAAGAGGACATCGAGGACGTGGACGTAGTAAATCCAGACGACAACAAGTAAACAACAGTATTAACAATTTAAAACAGAAACATTATGGCAAGCAACGCAACTATCGCACACAGGTTTGCGAACAAAGACAACAATTTTGAGAGAGGACTGAAGGGTTCAAGTGTACACATCGAGGGGCGCAACTACTACAGCTATTCGACTGTCTTTGGGCAGTGGGTGGATAAGAAAGTCTGCCTCGTGTATCACGGAGAGACAAGCATCACGTCGAACGGACATAAGTTGTGGGACGGCGACTTCCCGAAGGACGTGACGCTATTCCCCTACGATGACGGCGGCAGAGGGCCGTATTACAACAACTGGCACGGCTGCGACCTGCTCGGATGGCGCGGAGAGTTCGACTACGATGCACGCGTCCGACTCATGGACTATTGGGTAGGCGAGATATACGATGCACTTAATGCTATGGTAGGCGGCAAGAAGAAAGATTTGGACAGCAATGCCACGATTGTAATAGCAGAATATTGGGCATACGTGGAGAAGTTGTGCTCCATGTACAAGGACACGAGCGTCCCCAAGTGGCTCAAGAAGAAACGCATCGACATGGACGGCATGTGGAAGAAAAAGAAGGTCGTCGTGAAAGCCTTGTACAATGGTGAGAGAGGTGTCGAAGCGCTTGTTGATGCTGCCTTCGGTCTTGGAACGTACAAGAAATACTACAACTACTGCGCACGCTACCGCAAAGCAGCAGACAAGCGTGCAAAGGTTGAGGTATTGTGTGAGCGTCTTGGCATTGCAAGTCCTTATGAAAGTTGGAGTCGTGGACGTATGGACACAGGTCTTACAGCCGACCAGATTCGAAAGTTAAGTGCAAAGGAGCGTCTTGACCTGCACTTTGCAAGCATCATGCGTGACGATGAGCGCAAAGAAGAGAGTGCAGTCGAAGAGAAGTACAACAAGAACTTCCGCAACGCTTACAAGTGGATTGTAGGTTTCGAGCCGAAAGAGAAGTGGAACGGCTACGAGAAAGATGTACACAACAACTGCATCAACAAGGACAACGGAGTGGTATATGAGTGCAGTGGAGAATATATCTACGGATTCTACTGGTGCGATACAAGCGTGGCTTTCAACTACGATTCTTTCCGCAAGAGCGAGGACAAGGAGCAGTGGATTGCAGGATTCTATGCAAAGTGCAAAGAGGCTGCGATGAACCGCAAGGCAATCTGCATCCTCAAGCGCATCAATGCACACAAGAAAGAGAAGGAACACTCTTATGACGATGACGTGTATCTTAACGACGACTACCTGCGTGAGAGTACGACAGAGCCAGAGTACATCATCTGTTCTGAGTTCATAGACAAACAGGACAAGCACTATGCAGACGAGGAAGCCCGCAAACGTGCTCAGGAGATTGAGCGTCAGCGTCAGGCAGAGGAGAGAAGACGCGAGGAAGAGTATCGTGCAAAAGTCAAGCAGGAGCAGATTGACGCTTGCCTGTCCCGTGGAACAGAAGGCGCACGTGACTTGTGGCGTCTGCATCTTGCGGAGATATACAAAGCAGAGGGCATGAACGACACCATTGGCGACAAGAGTCACGATGACTTCTTTCTCGGTGGCAACGTCCTGCTTCGTCTCAACCTCGACAAGACACACGTGGAGTCGAGCAAGGGTGTGCGTGTGCCTGTGGCGGTTGCTAAGTTGTGGTTCAAGAAGGTCAAGCAGTGGCACGACGACCCTAAGTCGTTCAAGCCTATTGAGTGGAACACGAAGGGCAACGGCACTTACACGGTCAGCGAGTACAAGAACGACATCCTGACTGCTGGCTGTCACGACATCGCATACGCAGAGATGGAGCGCATGTACAACGAGATTGTGTCGCTCGGAATCTGATTCACTATCGACGCGCGGTGGTCATGGCGACTAAGCAACTCTAAAGGTTGTGGCTGAGGGTTCGATTCCCTCGCCGCTTCAATATGTTTGCTTAATGTTTAGATTGATGCTTTAAGTCCTGTGGGTGGTGGTGCTCATCATCCACAGGCAATTTTCTAAACATTGGGCGACGAAAAAGACAATTCACATTATTAACAAATAAAACATTAAAGCATTATGGGACTGACAGAAACACTGAAAGAACAGTTGAAAAGCGAAGACGAAAAGGTAATGCAAGACGCAAAAGATTGCCTTGCTATTGCCGAGAAACTCAAGGAGATAAACGGTGACGGCGCTATATGGTCGAGTCAGTGGCGTGTACTCGCGGACGTACGATGGGTCGGAAAGTACCCAGACTGCACAAAGTTGTACAGACCGAGCAAGATTGGAGAGGTTTTTCTGAAAGGTATTAACGCATAAAACATTAGCATTATGATTGAAAAGATTTGGTTAGTTACTCAAGAAAGTAACGTTGATGGAGAAATTATGTTCAATGTAGTCCCTTGCATAAGCGAAGAGACGGCAAAGAAAGTAATGCAGGACGAGATTAGAACGTTGTTGAATGAGAGCCACTTTATCGCTTTCATAGACAGACCTGACGACTTTATTCTTGAACAGACGGAGACCTCGTACTATATCGAGGACACCTGTGACGACTACTACGAGGACATCAATATTGAAGAGAAACAAATTCAGTATTAACTATGGCAAAAGTAATCCTTACCGATGCTATCATCAATGAGATGAGCATCAGAGAAATCAACAGGCACTTCCGCAGCGAGGACGAGTCGGACAAGTGGCCTATTTGCGGAAAGTTCAACGTGACCGAGAGAGCCATCCGAAAGCTGCGCAAGTTTCGCCATGACGGACTCTGTGTAAGCGAGGGACTTGAGTACTACCTCACCCTTGAGAATATGATTGGAGAGATTGTAAACGACGAGAGAAATTGGTAATAACATAAAACATTACGACTATGATTACAGTAAAGAAGACAACTTACGAAGTTGAAGGCTGCAAAGAGCCATGCTTCGAGGTTACGGACGGATTCACAATGGTACGAATCGCAAAGATGTACCACTACATCGGAAAAGACACGCTCGCCATGTCTGAGTATCTTGACGGAGAATGGAACAGTTCAGACGAATGGACTGGCGACTTCGACTCCCTCACGGCTACAGAAGCAAAGAGACTTGCACAAGAGTATAGCGTATATCTCAGTAAAAATTAAAAACATCAGCATTATGGAGACAACAATCAATTACAACGGAACGGAAATTATTCTCTACGGGAATTATGTTGGTACTGCAACACCTTGGGGTGAGAAGTACGTCAAGCAGCATTTTGAGATTGACGTGACAATCAACAACAGAACTGTTACGTTCGACTTCTACTGCAATGACTCATACCTTGACGACGAGCAGTTGTGCGAAGCATTCTACTACTTTCTGTCTGACGGCATTTCATACGACAATGCACGCGACGTTGACGATTTCCAGAGCGAGTTTGGCTACGAGAAAGTTTCTGAATGTCTCGAGGCTTACAACGGGTGCAAGGATTCATTTGAGCAATGGAAGAGCATCACAGACATCGACATCTACGAGATTGCAAACTGGTTACAGGACAAGTATAACTTTTAAAACATTTAAGCATTATGAAGTACATTTGCGAGTGCAGCCTCGAGGACTTCGAGGCATGGTCAGGCGGCAAGGACACGCTTGACACTTTGAGAGAAAAGGGTGACTGCGATGCAGTCGAGTCGTTAATCGAGGAAATGATGTGTTGTCAAGAGGAGCCGTGGAATGACACTGGCATCAACGACTTCCTGTGGTTTGAGCGTGACACGATTGCAGAGCATCTTGGCTACAGAGACTGGGATGAGTATGAGTACGGAAACGAAGAAGAGGAAGATGAAGAAGATGAGGAAGATTGATTGGGAGTTCGTCGGAGGGCTTGTGTGCTGCATCATAATTTTGGCGCTCACATGGGCTTTCCTTTGCGTAGCGTACGCATGAATATAATAATTAATATATAAATAATTAATAAAAGCATATACATTATGGAGGATTATGTAAAGAGATACGTCACAAAGGACGGAAAACAGAGATTAACGATATATCGTGACGAGCATGCAGACAATCCTCGTTACAATACTGACGAGCCGTTGCACTGCGAAGACTGGTGTCGCGAATACTCCATCATGGACAAGAAAGATTGTGAGACGAAGTCAAGCTCTGCTCTGGAGCTCATCAGATACTTGCTCGAGAAGTACGGCAACGTGAAAGAGATGGTCGGAGTGCTGCGAGAGAACGCGAAGAAAGAGACGCACGCAAACGGTGACATGAAGCTCACGTACGACGCGTCGCGACACGAGTGGATTCTCAGCTACTGGATTGATAAGTGGACAGACTACAGCGGAGAGATTCACGGGAACAGATGGAGCGAAGAAACGTCGTGGAGCTCAAAGCTGAAAGACTTGGACGCATACGACATCGCATCTTACTTGTCAAAAGAGATGATTGAAGAGTTCGCAGACCAGAAGTACTTCACAGACGCAGTGAAGATTGGCTCGTACGAGTTCAGATACTATGGCTATATAGTCTTCTACGACGAGTTCAACGCGAAGTCTGACGGTATCTGCTGGCTCGAGAAAGAAGAGTTCTTGAAGTACTCTGGCTGCAAAGAAGAGTACTGGAAGTCGAAGACGCTGAAAGAGATTGAGTGGCTTTGCGAAGAGATTACAGCGTGGTCAGAGGGAGAAGTGTACGGATATGTGGTCGAGAACGCAGTGAGAATACAAGGTGTCAAGACGTACTTCGACGGAGAACGTGAGGACGAACCGTACGTAGAGGAACAATGGGAGGAAGAAGATTCCTGCTGGGGATTCTACGGAGAACTAGACAAGTCTATCGACTGGATACTTGAGACTGCAGGGTTCAAGAAAGAAGAACTAATCGAAGAGTGACATGAGTTTAGAGAAAATAAAGATTACGTATGATAGGGACGGTGTGTATGATAAAGATTCTGTACACGAAGTCATGGACGTGATTGAAAGCTATTGCAGTTGCGCTACAGACAAGAGCTTGGTTGACTATATTGAAAGGATTCCAATTCCGTCTGCCATCGCATTCATTGCAGACGCATGGGGACTTAATTACGAGTTTGTTTAAAAATTAAAACATTACAATTATGCTAAGAGTAAACTATCAGATTGAGTACGGCTCAGTCAAAGTTAAGAACAACGATAAGACGAAGGTTCTCACGGTGAAGATACATCAAGCCAATGCGCTATGCGCATTCATCTATCACTATCAACGCGAGGACGGTCAGAGAATGGCTCAGCTGTGGAGCTTCCTCTGTGACCTCAACCACGCAAAGAGACTCATCAAGAATACATCAGACCACACGCTGCTCGGAACGTCTGTCGTCAGCGTCAAGCTGAACGTCTACTACAAGGAAGCCCGCCAGCTCATCATGCCGATGGCTCAGAGCGGATACAAAGTGACAGTTTATTACAAAGAACCCAAAAAGAAGTAATTATGGCAAACAAGTTATCGTTCATCATCAAGAAAGATGAAAACGCCGAACCGCGCAACAGATACATACTGTCAGTCAAAGTGTATGGTAAGTGTGTAATTGCGCCGAGATACGAAGAATTGAACTCTGCTCTTTTTGAAATTCCTGTTTGGGTTAATGAGTTCAGCAAAGACTCGGTTGAATACGATATAAAGGTAAGATTATGAAAACACTTGAGTTCAACGGCAAATCTTATATTCTCAATCAGTGCAAGGATATATGGAAGTGGTTCTCTGAATCGAAAGTCGGTGAGTACACTCGGTTCTTCTCTCGTGCCGTGTTCCATACGGAAGACGGATTCTATGCAGCATATATTGACGATTTAAGCAACTATGCAAAGGTATAAATATTATGAAAATTGACAGTTACATGATGAGCAACGAGGAAGTCTTGAGGGCTCTTCGCATGTTCAACGATGAGATATGGGACGACGGCAAGTATCACCTTGTCAGCGTCGAGAGTATTTGGGAGAACGGAGAAAAAATAGAAGACTTCATTAAAGGAAACAACGAGTCTGAAATTCCAGAAGAAATCTTAAAGCAGATGTACAGATTTGTTATGGAGTTCGACAACAACTGGCTTGTCTACGTGTCATACATGGACGGAGAGGTTTTCGGAATCATCGCATTCAGCGAGTGGTATTAATAATTAAAGCAACAAGAATTATGAAACTTACAGAATTTTCAGTATCAATCGACATAGTTGTGTCAAAGACAATCTATGTCGATGCCGAGAACGAGGAACAGGCAAAGCAGCTCGCCATCAAGAAAGTGCGCGACGAGCCGTTCTACTATGCACGTACCGCAGATGCGTACGTCGGAGCAAAGGTGATTGATGTTTATTGAAGTTAAAAGTGTTAAAATGCTTGCAAGGTTTAAATATTTAAAGTAACTTTGCGGCGTCAATTTAAAGCATTAAGTTATGGATGTAAGAATAAAGTATAAATCAGCAAAAAATGCGCAGGACGCAGCAAGTAAGCTGCCAATAGCATGCAGGTTCTTGATTGTTACAGACAAGACAACAGATTGCTATTTGCAAATTCCAGAAGAATACGAGGACTACGTAATGAATTTCTTAAACCCAGACAAGTATGTGTAGGGTATTCTTATACAGCCGCATCAGTACAGACCAGCAGTCTCTTGCACAACAGGAGAGGACTGTATACGAGTGGCTTGGCCGCAACAACATGTCAGTCACTGACGTTGTGAGCGACGAGGGAATCAGCGGTGGCGTGTCGTATAAGGAACGCAAGCTTGGAAAGGAGCTGCTTCCGATTATGATTGCTGGCGACATGCTCATCGTATCAGAGATTTCACGTCTTGGACGTTCGATGTTCGACCTCAGTAAGCTTATCAACGAGGAGTTGAAGCCGCGTAAGATTCGTCTTGTTGTGGTAAGTATGGGACTGGATTTGCGATGCGACCATATCACTGCGCTGGACGAACTGATTCTTCAGAACTTCTCGTTTGCCGCCCAGTTGGAGAAGGAGCTTATAAGCAGCCGCACGCGCTCTGCGCTTGAAGTGAAGAAGAAACAGGGCATTAAGATGGGCGCTGCGTCTGACATCTATAAATCAAACAAATCAAAGAAGAGTAAAGAACAGATAGGTAAAGAGATTATGCTTAGAGGCAGGATGAAGAACAAGAGGCACATGGAGTCGAAGGAAGCGCAGATGTTCCTCAAAGCACTGAAGAAAGCGTTCCCAGAGTACTGCGAGGACGAAGACTTCACGAAGTGGGATTGGGAATTGGGTCTGCGTCTTCGTTGCGGAAAACTTGAGAAGCTGGTCGAAGTTATGAAAGACATTCACGACGTAGACCAGACAGTCTTTGCCAAGTGGCAATTTGACAGTCCTTTGCTTGCCCGCCGTCTGCGTGCCCACATGCAGCAGTTCAAGAAGAGTGTAAAGAATTATTCGTCTAACAACTAAATAGTACTGCGTATGATTACACTGATGATTATCATTACCATCATTCTGCGTCCAGACATTCTGATAAAGATGGGAGGTCGCGGATTCAGAAAGTAGCGTTCACTATCTGCAACGCGAGGGTGGGTGGTCGGCAAACATTTATTAACAACTAAAAACAAGAGAATTATGGAAACAACAACGAAAATTTGTAAGGTTTGTGGGCGCGAGTTAAGCATCGAAAACTTCTCGAAGCATCCGAAGACAAGCGACGGTTACTCTTCCGTCTGCAAAGAGTGCATGCACAGGCTGCAGTCCGAAGGTCACAAGAACCAGAAAGAGAACAAGATGAAGGAGCTCAAGTCTGAAGTCGAGAACGCTCGCAACCTGCGTCTGCAGGACTTCACTCCGAGACAACTGATGTCAGAGCTTGTGAGAAGAGGCTACGAGTTTGAGGCTACTTACACTGAAGTACACAAGATTAGTTCAAAAGATTTATGATTATGGCAAACATCAACGACAACGAGAAGAGCAGTCTCTCCCAGAACAAGCAGATTGCAGAGTACCTGAACAACGGAGGAGTGCTTACACAGATGGATGCGCTGAAAATGTTCAATTGCTTCAGACTTGCGTCACGTATAAACGACCTTCGCAACAAAGGGCTTGACATAGTCACTGAGAAAATAATAACCGCAAGCGGTAAAACGGTTGCGCAGTACAGATTAAACAAATAAACATCAGAAATCATGAACATCAGAATCAAGAGGAACGACTACGTACAGCCTACGGAAGTCAGGGAGAGAATCGTGCAGGACATCTGCGACGTCATGCTGGAATATACAGACAAGCTGTTGCCGTTGACAGTATTCGCAAAGGACAACGCACTGTATCTCGGAACGACGAAAGACGGACAGTACAAGACTGTCACACACGCTACGTCGAACAGCATCTATGACTGTGTCAGAATACACGGCACAGAGATGGAGGCAGCATTCAAGGCGTTTCAGGACGCTGGGTACTTCATCTATGCTGAGAAAGACAAGAAGACGCGCAACACCACGTACCGCTTCTCCAAGAAGCCCGTTATGTGGGGAATCGCATCCAAGACGGTAGAGTTTGATATGTTTATCGACTAAGTTTAACCAAATAAAAAAACAGAGAAGATTATGAATAAGGACAGAAGAAACAGAATCTCAAAGTGTATCGAGCAGTTGGAAGACATCAAGACGGAGCTTGAGTATATAATGGACGAAGAGCAAGAAGCGTACGACAACCTGCCAGAAGGCATCCAGATGTCAGAGCGCGGTGACACGATGCAAGAGTGCGTTGACGGGCTTGACGACGCTGTCAGCAACTTCGACGACATCATAGACCAGTTGAACGAAGTAATGGAGAAGTGATATGATAGATTTTAACTGCCAACATTTCAGAAACGATGACGGATGCAGGTGGTGTGACAAGTTCCACCACTTCATCTGCGACCTGTGCCACGATGACGACGAAGACGACAGTCTCGACAGAATCGAGTACTGAAAAGTTAAATCTTGCAAAGAAACTTGCAATATTCAAAATGTTGCACTATCTTTGCAACGTAATATTCGTATTATTTAATTTTCGTCTTGACTGGTTCAGCCGAGTGCTTGTGAAGGTCGTTAGGCTGTTTTTTAAATCGCGGGATGGAGTTGTTGGAAGCTCGCAATGTTCATATCATTGAGGTCGGCGATTCGAGTTCGCCTCCCGCTACATCTGATTGTCTTTCATGATGAAAATGTTTTAAATTGAATCTTAGGCAAGAGCTCGTGAGAGTCAGTAGCCTATTCTTTGGGGATGTAGCTCAGTTGGTTAGAGCGCACAGAACGGCCAGTCTTCTGTGGTGGTCGCGTGTTCAAGTCACGTCATCCCTTCTATGAACGAAGACAAGATTGGGTTCGTGTACATCGCAGGAAAAGAGCACGGACGAGCAACAATAACAAGAGAACAGTACAGTAAAGTTTTGAACATCATCTATGGCAAGGAAAAGGCGTAGGAAAGGCAAGATTCGCATCAGGAAATCGGTTGCTCTTGTTCATAAGAGCGACGCTACGAGGGTGTCGAAGCCTGATACTACGCGCTATCCACGTATAGAAGGACGACCACCTGCAAGCGTTGCTCCAGTATTCAGAGTTAAGATAAGGAAAAAACAATGATAAACAAGTTCAGAAGGTTACTTATAAGAATCGGCAAAACTCTGCCATTCATTATTTGTTTTCTTGCTTGTTTAAATTACTTGGAAATCATGTTTGCTTTGTCGACATGCGACTATCTTGACTGGAATGGTGCAGTAATACCGAACACAAGGATTTCGTTCTTTATCGGTCAATACTTTGATTACAATATACAGATGGTTGTTGTATTATGGGTGCTCAGTGTCGCAACGAGCACTTGCATTTACAATAAGCTCGCTTGCTTATATTTGACGTGTAATTTAGTTGAAAAGTCTTACTATAACACAGTTGAACTGTACCCTGAGCAAGTGGCAGTAATAATCACTATCAACCTGCTCGTCTGCGCTTGGCTGTGCTGGAAAGGTGTTCAAATGCTAAAATAACTTAATAATTCGCTCAAAATTTGGAATATATCAAATATCGTCGTATATTTGCAGTGCTTTTAGGAAGTGGGAACTCTTAGGAGCAGACATTTGGAAGAACGTTGAGATAACGGACATACGTTTATACATAATCGTCGGATTTCGGAGAGTTCCCACTGTTGCGAAAGCAACATCCGACAATGCGACGAACCTATTCAGAGCTACCTGTCGGATTTCCGATGGGTAGTTTTGTTTAGGTGAACGTAGATGCAGATACGACGAAAGATAATGAACGAATGCAAGGGACAGCCAAAGCTCCAGAAAGCTCTGGCAATTGCAGTCTTGCTCAAGCAACGTCTCGGACGCTCGTCTATGATGCGTAACTATTCAATAAACAAGATTCATACACTGACAAAGATTTCCGCTACGACGATAAACAAATACATGCCGATTCTCATAGAGAACGGATGGGTGTCGTTCTGCGGAAAGAACAACCAGCACTTAATCGTAAGCAAGCTGTGTTCTCACACTGATGGTCGAAATATCTGCGTGGACAAGTTCTGCTTCGAATCGTTTGCTGACGTATATCGCTCACTGCGTGCTTTCTTGGCACTCATCATACAATCACACAAGGACTTTATCAAACGCACGATTCAGATTGCAACCGACCCAAAACGAGGGCAAAATTTCAAGGGTGCAAGGAAGTTAGTGAAACGTCTCGTAAGACAAGGTCTTCTTCGCTCGATTTATGATGCGTACAAAGAGTATGGACTGGGCTATAAGAGAATAGCTGAAGAGACTGGAAACTGTATTCGCACAGCACAGCGAATCATGCAGTATGCAGTCAGAAAGAGATGGACTAAGAAGCAGAGCCATTACGAACGTGTGTATGCACCAAATTATTTTTCTGACGACTATACTTATCATAAAGATAAGTTTATGTATATTGTACACGCTAATACTTACGAACTCAGCAAAGCAGTCTCAAGCAGCATCTCGCATGGTAATAATAGTTGGTAAAAAATAAAGGGTATATTTATGACGTTTAATAAAGTTGAAATAGGAATACCAACCGTTGAGCAAATAAAAGAGTGTGCTGATAAGTTTGGGTACAAGTTTAATCCAGTTGACTGCTATGCCTACTTTAATAAAAAGAAATGGAAAACTGAAAAAGGCCGAGATTATTGGTCTCTCGAATTTGCATGCACTGTATACAATGGAGTTTATGTTTATAAAAAACAAAAGAAAGTTGACGTTTCCAATTTCAACACTTTATCTTATGAAGGCTCTCCATACAAAGAGCAGTTGTTGGATAAACGTTGGAGGCTCTTTAGAGAGTTTGCCATTGAAGCAAGAGGCGGAGTTTGTGAAAATTGTGGTTCAAAGAAAAACTTGGTAATACATCATTTAATATACAAGGACGGTTACAACGCATGGGACTACAGCGTAAGAGACGTTGTGTGCTTGTGTAATAATTGTCACAAGAAAATACATAACATTAAATAATAACAATATGAGAAGTGAAGTTTACAACATTGACTGTATGGAGTACATGAAAACTCTACCAGACAAGTATTTCGACCTTTGCATAGCAGACCCTCCATTTGGGATAAGTTATGCAAGAGGTAAGAATGGTTGGGGTGTATGCGACAACCGTCCAGACCTCAAAGATGTGAAGTGGGATAAAGAAATTCCACAAAAAGAGTTCTTTGATGAACTGCTTAGAGTAAGCGACAAAGTTATCATTTGGGGTGGCAATTACTTTACGCATTTATTGCCAGTATCTAAGTGCTGGATTGTTTGGGATAAGTGTAATGGCACTACCAACAAAAGCGTGTTTGCTGATGCCGAACTTGCTTGGACTAACATGACAAAGGTGGTTAAGATGTTTCATTTGCGTCAGATGGGTTTTATTAGCGATACGAAAGACGGAAAGCGAATCCATCCTACGCAGAAACCCACAGAGTTGTATGAGTGGTTGGTTAAGAACTATGCGAAGGACGGAGATACAATTTTCGACCCGATGATGGGTTCACAATCATCACGTATCGCTGCTCATCGACTTGGCTTTGATTATGTAGGCTGCGAACTTGATAGGGAATAATTCGACAAAGGAAATGAAAGATTTAAAGCGGAAACTGCACAATTAAGATTATTCTAATATGATTGAACCGAATACAATTTATTGTGGCGACTGTTTGGACTTGATGCCACAAATCGCAGAAAACAGTGTTGACATGATACTCTGCGACCTGCCATACGGAACTACGTCTTGTAAATGGGATATTGTAATACCATTTGACAAACTTTGGGAACAATACAAACGTATATGCAAGCCTAATGCTGCAATCGTTTTGTTTTGTCAAGGTAATTTTACCATTGATTTAATACTCTCAAACAAAAGTAATTTCCGCTACAAATTGATATGGAAGAAAAATGTTCCAACAGGAATGTCAAGTGCAAAATATCGTCCAATGAAATACTATGAGGAAATATGCATATTCGGAAATGCTAACAGTACATATAATCCACAAATGAAAGACAGAGTTGGAAAAGGTAAAGATTGTTATAGATATGACCACTATTGCGGAAATAGCAATCATATACAACTCGGTAAGGTAAAAAAGAAATACGACCCACAGAAGGTTCAGCCGTCAGACGTGCTTGAATTTAATGTAGTACCAAACAGAAAAGGCAAGCATCATCCAACACAAAAACCTGTCGAACTACTCCGTTACTTAATCCGCACATACACGAACGAAACCGATGTAGTGCTTGATAATACAATGGGTAGCGGTAGTACAATAGTTGCTGCAATCAGAGAGAATAGGCAGTACATCGGAATAGAGAAAGATGAGCATTACTTTGAGATAGCAAACGAGCGCATCGCAGCAGAGACTTCGCAACTGTCACTTTTCTAACAAACAAATTTATAAATAAACAAACAACAAGGCTATGGATTATAAAAAGAAATACGAAAAAGCAAACACGGTTCTTGTAAAAATACAAAAAATGATAGACGACAACAACATTGATGCCCTTGACTTTTGCGAGAATGTTTGTCGTTTACTTCGTGAATATAACAATAAAAAACTTCAATAAGTATATGGAACTAACTCAAAATAAACGACTATGAAGTTCAGACAAGCAAAGAAAATCTTAAAAAAGTACGCTAAGAAAGCTGCGAATTGTTTCGGACGGAAATTCAAGACAAGACATTGCAACTACGATAAAGCTTGTACGGTGTACGACAGGCACTTTAAAAGAAGGAAGAAGAATGTAACATCGAGCACCATTATGACGTTTTTTATTCCTTGTGTTTAACAACTCAAAACAAACGCTTATGACATACGAAGACATGGTCGAAATATCTGCAAGGATAGACGACGTTATAACAGAAAAAGCGCTGACAGTTTCAGAAGCTGTACACGTATTTGTGTTCAACATCACGAAGATGATGTTTTTGCTTGGAGTCAGAGAAGAAGATATAGACGACGCGATAGACGCAATCGCGCAAGACATGAAAGACGGATTCAGAAGAATCGCTGACTCTGTCGAGATGATATACGAACAAGACGAAAAGATGGCAAACTGAACGCTTATGAGAAGAAAGAAGTACAAGGTCGGCGACAGGGTGTTCTACGACGACTACAAGGGCGATGTCGCATCTTCAGTCATCCTCGGAATCGAAGAGTGCGAGATGGACTCAGACATATATGGAAGACCAGCTAAGAAAGGAAGCAAGGTGAAGTACAGACTGTACATGACTGGAAAATGCACAGCCATCGAGGACTACAACTGCCTTCCAGAGAACGACCCTCGCGTCAGGAAGTACAAGGACGGTCGCACGTTCATCGCCTCCAACTTCCGCGAGCAGCTCGTCGAGTGGCTGACTGCTCATGGAGCTCACAAGGGCGACCAAGACGTTTCAGAGATTCTGTACGACCTTTCACTTGAATACGAATAAGACATGGACACGACGACATTCAAACAGAGAACAAAGCGTCCGACTGTCAGTTGGGAAGACGCAGTAAGATTTGCAAACATCAATCAAACCAACAGCTAAGCAATTATGGACAGGGATATTTTAAAGAGGAATATCGAGCAGGTCATCAAGCAGCCGTGCGTCGCAAGCCCTTGGATGAAAGGATGTACTTCTGTCAAACCTAACGGTCTGTCTGAAGACGGCAAGTACATCATGGTCAAGACGCTACCAGACGACACGAGCACGAAGATATTCCTTACCGACAAGTATTGGGAGAAGATTGCTGCTGCTCTTCCATTGAAGTACCAAGACCATCTCGTCACGCTCCGACACGACGAGGAATGGATAAGCTACTCGTACCTTCCTGTGTTCGACACAGACACGCAAGCCATGTGGGATGATGAGCTCAAGCACTTCATGGACGCAAAGCAAGAGTGGTGTGACAAGTACGGATGTGACTGAATGTTAAATCAGTTAATAGATGTATAAACTTTGAATATTTCAAATTATTATTAGTAAATTTGCAGTGTAAAACGAAAACAGAAGTATTATGGAATTAAAGGTAAAGGCATTCGTAGCAAGGGACAAGAACGGAGAGCTGTATTTCTACACGGAGAAGCCGAGGATGAGGGAGGACGGCACGTTTATCGGTGGTGGCGTGGTGTCAGACAGGTCTTTCATGCCTTTCATTGGAAAGGGCAAGGCTTTTGCATGTAAGATAACCGTCGAGTCGGAGGATTAAGCATGGCATTCTTCGAGAACAGGTTCTATATGGCTGGTGTCGTTGACAGCGACGTCAAGTACGACAAGACGGTAAACGGTGAGCCGTACGCGTGGTTCGCGCTCTCAATCGAGAACAGCCAAGCCAAGAACAGCACAGAGAGCAACATCCACCAGAATGTCAGCATCATGGTGTTCCAGAAGAAACTCATAGACTACATTAAGTCAGTGAATCTGAAGAGAAACGACTTGTGCGTTGTGTTCGGATGGGTGAGCGCGTTCAAGAGAGAGATAAAGGGAAGGGAGTTCTCTGGAAACGGAATCAACGCGACACAGGTGTTCGCAGTCAAGAGAAAGAACGAAAAATAACTTTATTTATTGAGAAATGGAACAGGATTACAAACAAGACATCATCAACACCAGAAAAGGGTGTCTGGGAGGCTCTGACGCGAGAATGCTACAGGGCATCGCAACGCTGGGAGCAGTTCCCAAGTCAGCCATGAAGAGACTTGCAGTGTGCAAGGGATTCGTAGAGCAAGAGCAGTTCACGAACCAAGCAATGCAGTTCGGAGACTTCATCGAGAACCAAGTATTCGAGAGCCTGAAGCTGAGCGACTCGAGATGGGAGTCGAATCCGTGTCTCGTCAGCAAGAAGTACTCTCGCAAGAACGTGCGCATCATAGACCACGTCGACTTCTTCTTGCGAGACGACGAAAAGAAGACAATAACAATCGGAGAGTGCAAGGCAACGCGATACAAGTACGAGACGACAAGAAGAGATTACGAAGAGCAGCTGTGCCACCACTTGCTGATGGGAGAAGAGATTGCGAAGGAACTAGGCAGGTACAAAGTAAGAGTGCTGCTCTGCCACTACTGCACAGACGGTCTTGACTTGGACAAACCGTTCGAGTTCGACGAGTCCAGACTCACCGTCAAGCCGCTCAGACTCTCAAAAGCAGAGTACGACCTTCCAAAAGCAGTCGACATCGTCGACGAGTTTCTAGAGACGTTTGACTACTACACTGAGGACGAGTCTATTCCGTACGAGTTTTTGCCAGAGAGCGTCCAAAAAGAGTTCGACGGCATAACAGCACTGCTGACGGAAATCAAGCAGCGAGAAGCGACTGTAGACGCCTTCAAGGAGAAACTGTACAGGTTCCTCACAGAGAAGAACATCAAGAGCATCAAGAACGACTCTTGGAGCATCACTCGCGTCGACCCGACCACGAGCATATCGTTCGACTCCAAGAAGTTCCTGACAGACTACGCAGCAGAACACCCCAAGCTCTACAAGCGCCTGCGAGCTGAGTACGACAAGACGACCAACAAGAAAGGATACGTGACAATCAAGATTAACAATAATAAAAACGATTAACGATTATGGACAACGAGATTCAGACACTGGAGTCACAAGAATGTGAAGTAATGCAAGTGAACAACGCAGAGACGCTGATGGCTCTGACAAAGGGTGAGATTGACGCACAGATTGCGACAGCAAAGCAGTATCCGCGTAATCTGGCGCGAGTTCTTAACAACATCGAGACGCTTGCAACGATGGACGAAGACGTCGCTGGAAGCTGCTTCTACACGCTCAGACGCCAAGGGAAAGTCATCGAGGGCGCAAGCGTACGCATGGCTGAGATTGTAGCTTCGTCGTGGGGAAATCTCAGAACGCAGGCTAGAATCATCGCAAACGACGGTAAGACAATCACTGCGCAGGGCGTGTGTCACGACTTGGAGACAAACACAGCCATCTCTGTCGAAGTGAAGCGCAGAATCACTGACAAGAACGGCAAGACGTACAACGACGACATGCAAATCATGACTGGCAACGCAGCATGCGCAATCGCTCTCAGAAACGCTGTGTTCAAAGTGGTTCCTGCAGCGCTCATCAAGAAAGCCATCGACAAAGCAAAGAAAGTGTCTATTGGAGAGTCAATGACTTTGGAAACAAGTCGTGCGAAGATGCTTGATTACTTCAAGACGATTGGAGTTGATGAAAAGCAAATCTTTGACTATCTGTCAGTGGAGAAGATTGAAGAGATTGACATCGACATGGTTATCGAGCTTCGTGGTCTTGCGACTGCAATCAAAGAAGGCACGACGACTGTGAAAGAAGCGTTCGAGCCGAAAGTAGACCCGAAGAAAGCTCAAGCTGTTGCAGACAAGTTCGCCGACTTCGGCGAAGGAGACGACGAGAAGAAAGGAGAAAAGAAATGAGCAAGGGAATTACGTATCTTCACTCGCACAGCACGATAGAGCGAGAAAAGAAACTGCCTAAGCACTTTGTACTTGTGGATGAGGAGTATGCTGGACTTTTCCAGAAACCTCATCCTTTTGAGTACAAGCGCAAGATGTACATGAAAGTTGACATACTTGATTTTGTCAACAACGGTGGAGTATTTAAGAACTTTGAAGAATGAACTGGATAGAAAACAGAATACGCTCGTTGTTCAATTACGGGAAAGAGAGAAAACGTGAACGCAGAAAGAGAAAGGCTGAGATTCGTGCAGAATTCCTGTATCAGATATGCGAGTACGACAAAAACATCTGGCTCACTTACGACAGCCATCTCATCATGCCAATGTCTATCATCACTGACTGCACGGACAGCGCAGGGTGCGTAGGCTTTCTGAATGCCATCCGTGATTTGTATGTGCAGCGTGAGATTAAAACAGGAATGACGATAAAAGACAACTGTCTATGAATATTTACATTGTAATGGTAGATGATGAGGATAGTTACATTTTGTTGGATTGGCTGAATAAAAAGATGTTTGACTATCGTGGACTAATTGAAAAAGGTCTTGCAATTGAAGCACCCAAAGGAATGTATAACACAGAAGAAATTTTTAGATTATGAACGGATTAGGTCATTTTGTTATGGGTTATATTTGTGCATTCCTCACAATTTATCTTATATGCGTCGTATATGATTTTTACAAGGAATTTAAAAAGAAAAAAACAAATGATTATGACACAAGAAGATAAAGCAAAAGCATACGACGAGGCTTTGGAAAGAGCAAGAAAGTGGGAAGGAAATCCTGCTGCCGTTGATTACATTTTCCCAAAAATCAAAGAGAGTGAGGATGAGAAGATAAGGAAAGAACTTATATCGTTTGTAAGGGGATTTATAGAATGTCACGACAAACCATATGCAGAGCGTGACGAGAAATATGAATCTTGGCTTGCTTGGCTTGAAAAGCAAGGTGAGCAAAAGCCTAAAGGTAAGTCAGCACTTGAAGCAGTTAAGGAAGAAAAGGTTGATAATCAGAATTGCGTAAAGCCTGATAAGGTTGAACCAAAGTTCAAGGTTGGTGATTGGGTAGTGAATAAATTTGGTGATGTTTGGCATATAGATAGTTTTGATAAGAAGAACTATCAAGTCTCTAATGGTAATGAATATAATTACTTTCCGATTTCTAAACAAAATGAAATGCATCTTTGGACTATCCAAGATGCCAAGGATGGTGATGTGCTTGTGATAGAAAGTGGTAGAAGAAATGATAAGTGCTTATTTATTTTTAAGTGCAGGGCAGACAGGGAAATTCTCGAATATTGTTATTACCGATGCAGTAGCGATACTTTTTCTACAACAGGTTCTTATATCGGTTATCTTGACAATATTTATCATCCCGCCACCAAAGAACAGCGTTACCTCTTATTCCAAAAGATGGTAGAAGCAGGTTATGCATGGGATGATAGACAGTTAAAACTAATAAAGATTGAGCAGAAGCCTGTAAAAGAAATTAAAAGTGAAGAATGGAGGAAAGAACTATCTCTTAGTTTACAAATACAAGCATATCTAAATACTGCAAGTGATGAATTGTATGCAAAAGATAAACCTCTTTATTCAGAGAAAAGAATTGAAGATATACATAAGTGCATGAAGATGTGGACTAAGTTACATAATTTCTATTTCTATAATTATAGTGAGCAGAAGCCTACTTATCATAAGTTTAGAGCAGGTGATGTAATACGTCATATTAAGCAAGGATTCACTTGTAAGATAGATTCTGTAGACACAGAATACAGAATATCTAAATGTAATCTTGGTAATCATTTACCTTTTGAAGCAGAAGATTACTATGAACTTGTAGAGCAGAAGCCTGAGTGGAGTAATGAGTATAAAGGACTATTAGAAGCCCAATATCAACAAGGCTATGAGGATGGTAAGAAAGTACATGTGAATGTAGAGTGGAGTGAAGAAGATGAGAGTTGCATAAATTATATATTGATAAACTGCATGCACTACGCAGAGGAGTGCGGGCATGTTGAAGAACTGCATAATGACGAATTACACAAGCAGGCAAAGGAATGGCTCAAATCCCTCAGACATCAGAACAGATGGAAGCCGAGTGATGAGCAGATGGAAGCGATGGAAGATGCTATTTGTCACTGTGAGAATGATAAAATGTCGTATACCTCATCAGTTCTTAAAAATCTTCTAGAACAATTAAAGAAATTATAGTTATGAGTAAATCTTATACAACTATTGAACAATCCAAGAAACTCATAGAGTTAGGGATTGATGTGAATACTGCGGATATGGTTTATTTGTTAGATATAACAATGCCAAATGGACAATGCAGACTTCTGCCAAAGGATGATTTTGCCACCACTGATGGTGACAATTTACAAGCATGGAGTCTTTCTGCTTTGTTTGAAATGATGCCTAAAATAGATAACTTTTACTATCCATCTATTTACAAAGGAAGTTATGGTTTAATAGCATGTATGTATTCTATTGAAGATAATAAAATTCTCAAAGTATTTCGTGGAGATACACCTATCGATGCAGCATTTGAAATGGTTTGTTGGTTGTTAGAAAATAAGAAAATATGAGCAAAGCAGAACAATACATCAAGGACAGCACAAGGAATGACAGCAATCGCCTTGTGTCGATAGCAGAGAAGGATTATGAGAGGGTTATCTCATATCGTGAATGGCTCACTCCTGATGCTGCCTTAGAAGCAGTCAGGATAGCAAGGGAAGAGGTGATAGAAAGAGCGTGTGAGTGGCTAAAGAATAATGTTACAGAAAAAGGTGCTTTCAGTGTCTTATCGTTTAAAAAAGAGGATATAGAATCATTCAAACAGGCAATGGAAAAAGGAGAATAAAATGAAGAAGTTACTATTATTAGCACTTACAGCCGTGATGATGGCTGGGTGTAAGAATTTCTCTACTCCTACAGCATATCGCATTGGGGAAAGGTATTATATTGGAGAATGTGAATATGTATTTGGAGGACAGAATTTTACTCATGCAGGAGATTGTAAGTATTGCCAAGAGCGCAGGGAGAAGGAGTTAAGAGAACTTTTAAGAGAAATTAAAGAGAAATAGATATGAAAGCAAAGGAATTGTTAGACAAGGCACTTGATTTCATCGTGGAAACACAGGAGGAAAATGACTATATCTGTGAGCAGATGGTAGAAGAATATGTTGATGATTACTGTGTAAATAATTGCCAAAATCTTAATAAGCAGTGCGTTAAGTTGTTTTTACAAAAAGTTTATAAGAAAGATGAGTAAGGCAGAAGATAGAGCCTGTCAATATACAGGCTATTGTAAAAACCAATCATATAGTGATTTCCTAAATGGCTACCACCAAGCAGAGAAAGACCTTGAATTGACTTGGGAAGATATGAGAGAGTTGTATATCATGTTTGCTGAGGTTGATGTTGAAATCGAACTCTGTAAGGCTGATATTCAGGCAGAAACGCTTGGCTATTATCAAGAAGTATTGAAACGGTTTAAAGATTTGAAAAATGGTACTACAAAACGATGAATTTAAAATCCAAGATGACGGCATCTGGATTTCCAAGAAAGCACTGGAAGAATGCCGTGACCACTATTTCAAAGTAGCCGACAAGTTCAAGCCAAAACCAAAGAGACAAGACTTGGATTTCCGCTGGCCTTTCTATGTAGGTAAGGCTGATGTGTGTATTGACTTATTGAAGCATTTTGAACCGTTGGAATTATAAAAGCAAAGCGTATGGAAAAACTTAGATTTGGAGACATAAAGAAACTTGACTACAACGACGATACGCCGTTTGAGTATGTTCTTGTGGACTTGCTTTATAAGAAAGTGATTGACGTGAACTATGTACTTTCTTGCTATACCGATGCACTTGACAAAGAACGCCATATGAATGCAATGCGCTTCATCGAAGCCTGTGTAAACCTGACACAGATTCTTGGTGACAATTTCAAGGGTAAGGAAAAGCAGAAAGCCATCAAACGCGCCATCCATACATTTAACCTCAATACAACACTTGTACCACATATACATGATGAAAAATACGGCTATACAAGTGATGATGAAAAGGAGTGGGATGAGTTTTGTGAGCTTATCTACGGTACTGATTTAAAGAAATAAGCATATGAAAAGTATTAAGGAAAAGGCTCAAGAATGGGCAGATATGTACCCTTCTTGTGGTATGGCTGACAAGTCATTTGAGGCAGGTGCAAACTATGTGCTTGAGCAAATTGAGCAGTTGATTTACGAAAAGCATATTGAAGGTAATCTACCATTGTTTGACTTGACACATCTTATTGATAAATTAAAGGAGAAATAACTATGGAACAGAATTTAAAGCAATTATTATTGAAAGTTTTAGGAAATCGTTAGAGAAAGGAGGCAAAGATGAAAAATAGAGATAAAATTCTGGAAGAATTGTTGTCTGCTTCAAGGCAGATGTTTGTTGATGGTAGTTATCCTGTGACTGAGGATGAACTTGTCAAGTATCATAGTTCCTCTTTTGAGTTTGGATTTGCTTGTGGTGCTTTATGGATGCGAAAGACCATAGCAGACGAGATAGATATGGATAAGATGATTTGCAAATTCGATAGCCATCCTATCATGCTGCGTACAAATGATGAATTGGATGCTTATAGAAAAGGCATAGAAGATACATTAAAAACAATAAAAGGAGAATAATTATGGAGGCAAAAGACTGTAAGTGTTCAAAAGAACAGGCAAAGAAAGCAGTAGAGAAATATAAAACACACTAAAGAAAGGAGAATAGCGTATGACAGACAAAGAGATTTCGTCGTATGCAGAAGATTATGCTTCTAAGTACGAAAACCTGACCCTTAATGTGGTTCTACAGAGAAGAGAGTTTATCATCAAAAAACAGGCGTTTATCAAAGGCTATAAAAAAGCATTGAGCGACCTTAAACAATTACCAAAGGAGGAATGTATGACAGATAAAGAAAAGTTAAAAGCAATAAAGGCTGAGATTGAAAAGAAAATAAAAGTGTTATCTCCATTTACACATCAAGGAAGTGACACTTGTGGTAAAGTTATAAGACAACTAGAAAGTCTTGTTAGTTTCATTGATTCTCTCCCCGAAGAGCCTGTAAACAGTGTTTGGCATGACTCCAATAAAGAACAGCCAAAAAACATGAGTACTGTAGTTGTATGGGATGGCAGTTATGGCGAAGTGCTAACCAATTGTGTTAAGGTAAATCCTGGCAGAATGTGGGCTTACATGGACGATATGCTCAACAAGAAAGAAGAAGATCCTGTAAGCAATGATTTGGAGGAAGAAATAGAAAGACATATTAAAGAGTGCTTAGATATAAAGTTCCCGACAACTAACATTAAGATGATTGCGAAGGATGTTGAATATACAGCTCGTAAGTTCTTCGAACTTGGATTAAAAGTGCAGAAAGGAGAAAAGGTATGACGGTTAATGCAAAACAGTTAGCGCAATATTTACTTAGACACCCAGATTATGAGGTGCTTATACCTACAAAAAGCGGTGTTTATTATCCAGTTGTTGATGCACAAGTTGGAGAAAATGTATTCTATTTAATTGGATATACTGGATAATAAAAATGCGACAAATAATAACAGAAAAAGAAGAGGTATGAGTAAAGTACTACAATGTCCCCACTTCTACAGTTTAAGTGGAGTTATATATGGATGCTTACTTGGTAGATTTCCGTGCAACTGTGAGGAATGTGACTGCACAGATAAGCGTTATGTTGAAGTTACAACCACTACATCAACAACATGTAAATAGTAATAGGAATAATTATTTTAAAGGAGAAGAGGTCTGAAAACTGGGCATCTAACAGAAGCTATAATGCACTACAAGCACATTGGAATTGTAGAAATGGCTAACAAAATAGGAATATCAGAATCGTCTATGTCAACACTCATTGCTGGTAGAAGAAATATAACTCCTACACTTGCAAAGAAAATTGGAGGTGTGCTTGATATAGACCCGTTAGTAATTATGACAAATAGAATGTGTGAAGAACTACAGAAAGGAGAATAACAATGACAAAAGAAGAAGCAATAAAGTACCTACAGCAGCTCTACCCCAATGGAGGACACTGCTGGCTCGACGAACAGAGAATAGAGGCTATTGGTATGGCTGTAAACGCTTTGCAAAAAGTTCCTGAGAGTATATGGCATGATGCAAATCAGCAACCTACAATGTACCGAAAGTATCTTATAAGATATTCCGACGGTAGAGTCAGTGGCTCTTGGGAAAGGCACGATGATGGTTTTATTCCTTGGAAAGATGTAGTAAAAGAACACGGTTTTACGCATTGGTGCTATGTTGAAGATTTAATAAAACTATAATAGTATGACGTCAGACTTTGCACAGGATTACAAAGAATATATGGAGGACAGCGTATGAAAGATATTTTTAAGATGAATGTTGATGACTATATAGATGAATTAACAAAAGATGCATCAGACATGATAAAATGAGTTAAGAATACCATATCATATACAACAGCACAGGCTTTGTCCTCCGACCTTAACAAACTTTCGTGTGAATACGAAATCCGCAAAGAAAATGTAGCGGAGGTTATTATGGCTGCGAAGACCCTCCACGACAACCCAGAACTTGGAAAACTGACGGATAAAGAGATTGAGGAACTTGAAAACAAAACTGTAGATTTAGGCGTATGATTACACCTTACGACATTCCAAAACCGATTGCGCCTTGCATCGTCGACGTAATAGTAATACGGATGGTTTTCCTGTAACGCTACCGAATGGCACAAGTGTATATAACAGCAAATTAACAAACTTTAAATATGTAAATATTGAAATATTGCAAATAAGTTGTTATCTTTGCACACGTAACTTTTAATTCATTCAGATATGGTATTTTTTGAAAACGAAATTTGCGAAGCACTCAGACTACCGAAAATCCCCAAGAAGAAGTGGGACGGGAAGAGCAGCTTCAACAAATGCGTGGCTGTCATAAGCCTCTCTTATGGTGGAAAAGCCTACGCTGTGGCGTCGTACGATTCAGAGAAAGACGAAAAGCCAAGAATAGTAAAAGTATTCTCTCAAGAGCCTTTCTGTGACGTTCTTGAAGTATTCATCGTTCCTCAGTACATGGACGTCGAGGACATTAAAGACGCAGACCTTGACGACGAGTCGAAGAAGCGCGCCGAAGAGCTTGCAAAAGAAGCCAAGGAGATTGAGGATGAAGGTGTTGAAGAAGAGACGAAAGAGCCAGAGAACGAGTACTTCTTTGACCACATCAAGGATGACGATATGGCAAGAGCCTATATTGCTGCGTACAACAAAGCAAACAAGATTAAGGGACGTGTTCCGAAGACTCACGAAGGGCTTGTAATGCGTCTGTCAGTCATCCACGCGGAAACAAACAAAAAATAAAGCATGAGTGCACTGGCATACATAGGAATCGCTTTCCTGCTTCTTTCTGGATGCGGAATTGCTGTTTTTTTCTATGAAATAGCGCACGCGATTCCTGAAGAAGAACTTTACAAAACAAAAGAACAACATGGAACAGAAGAAGAAACTTACGAACGCACAACTGGTGCGAAGAATATCAAAAGCGGTAGTGCATCTTGACAGAACAAAGAACACAAGTGAGATTTTCTTTTCAGATAAAGGCTTGCGCCTCGTGTCAGACAACGACTACTGCGTAATCGAGACAGGATACCATCGTCACGTCTTTTCCAATATAACGTCTTCTGGAATATCTCGCCCTTGGCTGTACACAAAGAGACTCGTGGAGATAGCAAACGAACATCTCGATGGCTGTAAGACGGAGAGTGGATACTCATTTGGCAGGCTCATAGATTTCCTGAAGACCAAAGAGGATAGGACGGAGTACAATATCTGCGTATTCGTTGACTGGTGGCTTTTCAATATTTTCCAGCCACTGTTCTCTGTCGGCGAGACGGAAGCAGAGCAATTCCTTGTCTACGAGTCATACATCCACAATATCGCACGCAACTCGATTCTGTTGAGCGAGAAGACGGAAGACATGACAAACAAGCAGTTCCTCGATAAGATGATTGAGAGTATCCGCGAGTTCACTGCAGACATGGACGAACGCGTTCTGTTCGAGAAGAAGACAGATGAAGAAGTTGCAAGAGAGAGCATAGAAGCAATTCAAGAACAAGAGTTGAACGAACAGACGAAGCAATGAACGAAGAGTGGATAGGAATATCAGAGTACGCTAAGAGAGTAGGCAAGTCTAAGCAGACCATCTACAACTGGGTTCGGAGCGGCAAGGTCGAGAGTAAGACGTTCCGCAGAGGTACTATGCAGGGAATACTTATAAAAGTGGCAGACAATGAATAAGACGACCGACGCAGTCAAGCGCATGCTCAAAGAGCAATGGGAGAAAGCCTGCAACGGCTATCTCGTTGAGCTTGCACGAATGTGGGAGTGGGATTTGGAATCTTACGGATTCTGGATTGGCAACGAAGTTGGTGGCGTGTTCAGCTATGGGGACTGCTATCACGTCGACATGGAAGACGTTATATACTGTGTTGAGCATGACGTGACGAGCGACGAGTACCTTTCTCACAACGACTACTGGCTCAAGTGCGACGAGTACAATTTAAACAAGTTGTCGCTCAAGGCGTGGCACGAAGGTGCTCCGAGAATACCGCAGGAAGTGTTTGACAAACTCGACGCGCTGAAGAAGAATCTTAATGACGAAATAGACAACGTAAAAAATCGGTTTTGATATGGCAACAGAAAAAGAGAAACAGGACTGGCAGGCTCAGGACGACGCCTACACTATGGCTCGCTATCAGGAGATAATGGCAGACAAGAAACGTGCCGCACGCGCAGTCAAGGCTGCAAGACAACAGGCAGACGCCATGAAGAGCGCCGCGATAAAAAGAGACAGTGTTATATACAAACAAAAGAAAAAGAAGTGATATGGCAAGCAAATCGGCAGAATACTATCGCACGCACCCAAAAGCGCGGGAGAAGAAGAAGCAGTACGACACGGAGTTCGAGAAGAAGCCAGAGCAGCGCAAGAAACGCTCTGAGCTGACTCAGCACAACAGGGAGCACGACGAGAAGTACGGCAAAGCGTCACGTAAAGGGAAGGATGCGTCGCATACGTCTCACGGCATAGTCTACAAGTCTTCTTCAGTGAACAGAGGAAGCAAGTCTGACACTGCTGGCGACAGAAGAGCAAGGGGCGGAAAGAAGAAGTGATAAACAACCTACGAAAACAAAAGAAAGATATGAAAGTAACATTTGAAACCAACGAAGTGCTGCCGAAACTCATGCAAGCAGCATCTGTAATCAACAGCAAGAACAGCATCTCCGTACTGTCTGACGTGTGCTTCACGATAAGCGAAGATAACATCATCATGACAGCAAGCGACGGAGAGAACTGGGTGACAGAGAGAGCCGACGTCGTTATCTCAGACATGGACGCGTCAATATGCGTCGCTGCAAAAGACATCATCAACTGCCTGAAGACGCTTTCTGACGAGAACGTAACGATGACGATTGACAAGGACGCGTCGACTGTTACGCTCGACTATGGAAGTGGAAAGATTAATCTTCCGTACGATGCGTCTGATGACTTCCCTACGCCTAATCTCAGCGTTGACGGAGCAAGCGAGATAATCGTTTACAGCAATCTCATAAAGACAGCCATAAGTCTTGCAAGAGCGTCTACAGAGAACAGCATCGTACGACCAATCATGAGCGGAGTGCATTTCTTGTTCTCAGACGGAACGATGACTGTGAACGGAGCAAGCCATGCAAGGGTTGTCAAGTTTGTGGAACATGTGAAAGCAGACAGCGACATGTCTTACTTCGAGTTCACTCTTCCACCGAAAGCGTATTCAGTCATAACGAGCGTTCTTGAAGGCGTTAGCGAAGACGTGAAGCTGAAGTTCACAGACAAAGCAGTGTCAGTAAGCAACCGAAACTTCAGAATCACAGCACGACTGTTGGAAGGTGCTTATCCAGACTGCAACCTCGTCATACCTCAGAACAGTCCAATCAAGATAGAAGTTGACAAGGAGTGCATGTTCCAAGCTCTCAGACGAGTTCTGTCTATTGACAACAGCAACAGACTGTTCACGCTATACGTCAACAGAGACACGATTACGGTAAGCGCAGAAGACATCAGCTTCGGAAGAACCTCAGAAGAAGAGATGCGGTGCGTCAATCCAACTGACAGCGAGTTGCAGATATGCTTCAACGGAGACGTCGTCTCAGATGTATTGAGAAGCATAGACGACGAAGAAGTCGTGATTGAGATGTCTGCTCCAACGCTTCCAGCCGTTTTCCATGCGAAAGACGAAGTTAAGAGCGAAAAGTATATGTCTGTAGTAATGCCAATGCAGATTCAAGCCCCAATCGTACGATGAACGACTACTCAGTACACACGAACGGGTTCATAGAAAGAAAGAACGGTGGACGATACGAAGGGGTCGTCAGAGTGGAAGGTATCGACTTGTCGCCAATTGAAGCCACGTTCTTCACTGACGACTACTGCGAGAAGTACCTCTGGCTCAAGCGCAAGCCAATCATGGAGTACGACATGGAATCGCAGTCGTACAAGACACGACCCCGAAACCCACCGTTCGAAGCCTATCTCAAGAAGCTGTCTGATAGTGGAGTCGTCGCGTATAAAGGCGAGTTCATGTTCATGAGATTCAAGTTCTCGATTGTAGGCGTATGGGACGAAGTGGCAGGAAAAGACGCCCAAAGAATGAACCTGTTCGTAGAACGTCTTCCAATCTCAGAACAGGCAATACTTAAAGACATAAACAAGAGAAAGAGAACTGTATGATTAATGACGAGATGATAGCTTCCGACTGGCGCAACTTGGACAGCATAGACGACATACTCACAGCTGTCAGACAACACGAGATGGACATCATGACGTATCTTGCAGACACGGTCGCTTCCTTGTGCAACATAGAACGCAACGACATGCTAAGAGCTTGCAGCGAAGCACATTTAGCACAACCACGATGGCTATTCTGGTACGCATACAGATACATGACTGGAGAGACACTTGAGAAGGTTTCTGAGATGACAGAGCGTTGCTGCGGTCACAGATTCACGCCGAACGGCATAGGGCAGTGCGTGAACAAGATGTCTCAGATGATTAGCTCTGAGCCAATGTGGACTAAGAGATGGACTATCATCAAGCGCATCATAAAACTTCGCGACACAGACGTCAAGAAGAACTCAGACAACACGATAACGATAACTGTTCCAAGAGAGCTTAAAGACATTATTAATATAGAAATAAAAGAGAAATAGGAAATCAGGATTTCAGATATGATTAAGTAATATGGGAAAGGTTTATATAGGTTTGGACAATGGTACTACAGGCACAATAGGTATTGTCGGCGATGACATAGCACCGCAGATATACCATACTCCAACAAAGGTGGAGCAGGATTATACAAAAGCCAAGAAGAACATCACGCGGCTGGATTGCGGTAGGTTCTTGGAGATATTGGGACAGTTCAACAAGAACGATGTAAGGGTCGTATGTGAACGCCCGATGATTAATCCGACAAGATGGAATGCCACGATTACGGCAGTAAGATGTTGGGAAGCACAGCTGATTTTACTTGAGACTCTTGAAATACCGCACATGTTCGTAGACAGCAAGGAATGGCAGAAGGAACTTCTTCCGAAGGGTATAAAGGGTTCTGACGAGCAGAAGAAGGCAAGCAAGGATATTGGCAAGCGATTGTTTCCACAACTTGCAGACTTTAAGCATAGTGACTTCGATGGACTCCTCATCGCGGAGTACGCAAGACGCAAAAACTTATAGATATGCTGGATTTACTTTCTACACAGAACGCATTGCACACAAGGCTTATTGACTTCAGCCTGCAGCAGTATTTGTTCGTCCTTCAAGTCGTACTTGGAGAGAGAATAGAAGTTGCGTACGCGAACACGTTCGACACCGCTGAGTTTAAGCGCAACGTGCCAAGCGAGGACGAAGAAGACTATCTCGCTAAACTCAGACGCGACGCAGAGAACATGATGGATACTCAAGAGTGTGTACAGCTTAGGGACGAGCTCGAGTCTTTGTACAACTCTGACATACAAGCGAAAGCAACCAATTTCAAAGGGTATCGCTTCAGTGGTGAGGATGTGCAGAAGCTTCTTGCGGACTTGTTGCACGATAGAACGTCCGACCTCTCAGAGGCAAGTGTCAGGGATATTCTCGCACTACTGAAGATGATGTACGAGAATGGGTCTCTCGACTCTGGAGACACGTTCCAACGACATTGGGTGACTCTCCCAAAGAAGTACGACTGCATCTGCCCCAACTGCAACCACGAAATCTATCTGGTAGAAGGAGTTGATAACAGATGCAACCACTGCTCTCATATCATCAGGTGGTCAGAAGAAGAGCAGAGATTCTACCCGAATCCAGATAAACTGTAAGTTATGATTGCGACGATTAACATAGACATATATTTGAACTGCGTCATCATCGCGGCAGGAATCGACGAGAAAGAGTTCGACAGGCTGTACTACAACAACGTTACAAAAATCACTGACGATGAGTACAAAGCCATAAGAAAAGACATTGCTGACAAGGGTTCGTGCGACGGCTTAACAACTACCCTTGATTGTGGCAACGTATTCGTGTTTATACGCAAGGGTCGGGAGAGGTACGATTTGACTGTGGCGCACGAATTATATCACGCCACAAATAGAGTTCTTATGCGAGCAGGCGTCTTACATGATGAACATGACGAGCCATACGCATACTTGCTTGCATGGCTCACGAACGAATACTACAACAGACTTGATGACTTCGAAAATGGAAGATAAGTGCTTTATATTGAAAGAGAACGGCGAGGCGAACCGCAGACGCATCGAAAACGCAGGCATCAGGGTCTGCCCATGTGCGAAGTACGCAGACGCAGACTGGCTCGACTACCACACATCTGTAGCAAACGGCGTTCACGGCAACGGATACCCTTACGAAGGAATGACCAAGGAAGAAACGCGCGCATTGTTCTTGTATGAGGTACAAAACCCTGTGTACTGCAATGATGTTGGCGAGTTTATAAGGCTAATTAAAGAATTTGAAGCAACAAAAGGATAAAAGAATGCCGCCAGACTTATTTTAATGGTCTTTGGCGGCTTTTCTTATGCTTTCCTTGATAGTTGTCCACCGAACAAAAGAAGTGTGCTTAAAACGGCTTATTTGCAATTTACTAATTATTCTTAATACATTTGGAAGTTTCAAACTTTATTCGTATCTTTGCAACATCAAACAATGGTATGTACGAGATACCGAATGTTTAAGACTTATTGCTCCTTGTTAGTAAGATATGCTCGTACCATATCTGAACACTTGGAGCACTTTTTATTTTTATGGAACAGGAAATTTGGAAAGATGTTAAAGGTTTTGAAGGTTTTTATGAAATAAGCAATTTTGGTAGGGTCAAGTCTTTGGAAAGAACCTACAAGACAAGGAATAATAAAACGTGGCACGTCGGGGAAAAAATCTTGAAGATAGTACCGTTTCACGGTTATCCTGCTGTTGTGCTTAGTAAAAATAGCGTTTGTAGAAGATATGCTATTCACAGATTGATTGCAGAAGCATTTATACCCAACCCAGAAAACAAGCCTTTTATAGACCATATTAACACGAATACAATGGATTACGGATTGTCTAATTTGAGATGGGTAACTGCAAAAGAGAACTGTAACAACCCAATAACAAGAAGTAGAAATAAAATAAATCCGCACACTAAAGAAGTAAAAGAAAAAAGACTCAATACTCGTATAATCCATAGGACTGCAAGTTCACCAAATCGTGTCTATCAGTACACAAAAGATTTAGTATTTGTTGCATCTTATGTTTCAATAGCAGAAGCATCGAGACAAACAAATATATCAGAAGGGTGTATAAGGGTCGCAAGAGACAGTTCATACATCAAAGATGGTAAGGAGTTTCTCAAAACTGGTGGAGGGTTTGTTTGGAAATCTGCATTGATAGAGCCTAACAAGTAGGCTCTATCTGCAAGGCTCTCCAACCAATTCAACGATTTCTTTTGTCATAAAGCCGACCAAATACGCACTTGGTTCTCCATGCCAACTTTCGCCGTACCAATCCAAGATAGAATCGGCGACATGAATACACTCATGTATTGCCGTTGAATAAAATTCGCTTGGGGAGGTAGATTTGCTTATGTATATTGCTGACATCTTCAAGTCTGGCACTGAAACAGCCATTCCTGTGTTGTATTTGGAAAGAATGCTTAGTGCTTTGTCTGCGCTCTTTGACGATAGACCAAAACTCCTAAGTTGTGCTTTTAGTTCAACGTATTCTTCGTCTACATCAAAGTCCGTAACCACAACGATGCCCCATGTTCCTTTTGGTGGTATTCCAAAATAGTGCTGTTCCATAACCTAAATCATCATGTCCCAAAATATCACACAACCCTTTGCGCTACAATCTGCAAGGAAACGGGAAAACACAATACCCTCATATCCATCAGGGTCACACAGCACATCACCTACATACTTTGCAAGATGTTCTTCATCTTCTATGCTGCTTCCCCAAAAATCCGATTTCACCATGTTTGCGAGATACAAAGCATCGTACCAGTCGTTGCTTTCAATCTCAATCTTGTGCTTTTCAAGGATAGGCTTCAATTCCTCAAGTTTCATTGGTGTAATCTTTTTCATTATACCAGTAGCTTTGTCCTCTTTCTCCATCTTATCTACTGCAAAGTCGCAAAGTTTTTTATTGAAGTGCATACCGTAGAAAGACATATACTGTTCCATATCCGACGGAATCAGGTAATTCATTAACGTATTTGCCATAATCAAATCCTTTCTAATTTATTCTAATTGTTTAAACATTGGAAAGGATTGGACGGGCAAACACCCACCCAATCCCCAAAAGTTAATTACTAAAGATACCTCCCACGACTATCGCGCTGACGGCGATAGTGTTCTTCGTCGGCATCTTCCCAGCCGTGCTTGAAACCAAGTTCGTATGCACGTTCGTGGTCATAGTCCTCATGGTGGCGCATGTAAGGCATAGTGCCAGTGTGACGCATCATCGTGCGGCGCATGTTGTGGCGCAAGCCCTCCATCTCGTCGTCTCGGTCTGTGTTAAGAATGATATAACCCATCGTATTTCCCTTTCTTCTTTAGTGGATTACACAGCATTCGGAGACGGCGAGTCGAGCTTCTGCAGTATGGACAGTATGCTGTCAAGTTTCCTGTCAGTGTCTGCCTGACGCTTCTCCAAGTCGCTTATAGTTCTCGCCTGACGCTTTTCCTCTGCGTATCGAGGATTCAATACCTCAAGCATCTTCTCGCTCTCAGCGATGACTCCCTTATGGTACGGAATCTGGTCAAGAGCCTTCTTCGATGTCTGAAGCATGGCGTCCACGGCCTGAAGCATGGCTTCTCTGCTGCCACTGAACGTATCGTTGCCCCTTGCGGCTATCTCAACATTAATCGGTATCTCGGAAAACGTCTCGTCCTTGCCGTTGATGGTTGCTACGACGTCGATGACTTGCTGTATCTGCAGTCCAGACATTACGTTAGGCGTCTGCGTAGGGAATTTTGCTCTTGGCTGTGACTTACTCTTTACGACACCAACCTCAAGGATTGGTTTTTCGGCCTTGCGCAGTACATAGAACGGCGCGCCGCTTGAAATGCTGTTGAAATCCATAATTGTTATTTTTGCTTGTTAATTGTTAATTATACAGTGGTTCGAGACATCAACTGTAGGATATTGTCGAATCGGTTGTTGAACACAAGGAACACGCCAGTGCCGCCGATAAGTTCAGCAACGGTGATAGGTGTTCCGTCAAAAAGGGTCAACGCACGTGTCACCCCGTTCATCGAAAGAGTAACTGGTAACGTTGTCGTTGTAGCATCAGGTATTGCGTCCGTAAGCCGCACCGTGAAATATCCTATTGGTTGGATGCGACGGAAACCAAGTGCAATGTCAACACTTTCCGTGCCGACGGTTATGTTAGTGGAATTGATAAAAGGAATACCACCAGCATTCGTTGTTATATTGTTCAAACACATCATGCCTTTAACCTCCTATCCTTAAATCATTAGAAAACTACGCTACCGCCGAATCCGTTGCCGTAGAAACCTCCGTTGTACGGTGTGTTGTTTACCGCTGTTACGTTCGGATATACGACTGGGATGGTGTTTGGCTGCTTGTTGGCAATCTCGTTCACCTTTGCCTGCAACGGATTGATGGCTGCAAACAACTGGCTTGTCTGGCGGTCATTGTCCAACTGGTTGCGCAGCTGCGTGATGATGTCTGCCTGTGTGTCAATCTTTGACTGCATTTCGCGCTCGCGGATGTCACAGAATTCTTTGGTGACGTTTGTCTGCAATGCTGCAATCTGAGCCTGAATTGACGCAGTGTTGCGGTCTGCCTGATTCGACAATGTGCCAGTCTGCTCGATGGTGCGAATCTGGTTTTCGTAGCCTTGAGCCATAATCTGCTGCTGAGTCTGGCAACAGCACTGACAGAACTGCTGAGACAACTGCTGATTTCCGCTCTGAATAGAGTTGATAATCTGCGGTACACTGACTGCCTGCTGCAATGCGAGCGTCTGCAGTGCGTTCTGCACGTTCTGTACTGCGCCGTTGACGAGGTTGAAGTCCTGACCAAGCATGGTGCTCAGTGTCTGAATAGCCTGACGACTGGACTCACCCTGTGCAGTTACGGCCTGCATGATAAGTTCGCGCCCCGCATCGTTATTGAGTTGATTACTAAGAAAACCTGCTGCTCCAGCGCCTCCGCCAAAGCCTCCATTGCCAAATCCGCCACCGTTCCAGCCGAACATTGAAGCAATGATAGCAAGTCCAAACAGGTCAGCAATCCCGTTCATGCCGTAGCCGAATCCGTTGCCGAAACCGCCGAACCCGCCAAAGCCGCCGATGGGAATTGAAAATGGTACGTTCCCAAAACCAGAGTTTCCGTTGTTCTCAGGTAATTGAATAATTTCTGCCATAGTTTAAATCTTTAAATTGTTAATTATTAATTGAATACACACGTTGTAACGTTACGTGTGCAAATTTACGACTTAAAGATATTGTCTATGGCTTGAACTTTTTTGAGTCCACGTAAGGACAAAAAAAGAGCACAACCAAGTGATTGCGCTCTTTTTCTATTGTGTGGTTGATACTTTTTTACTAGATAAGATACTTAAAGTTATGCCGTTATGATTTCCGCAAGTGCCACGACCTTGTCCATCGTCCAGTCGTTGCTCGACATCAGTTTGCCGAAGGCATCCTCAGACAGCGGCTCGAACTCAATCTCCACCTCTTTCTCCGAGAACTCCTTGACGGCATCGCCCACGAGGTTGTTGTATTTCTTGAACTCTTCGATGAAAGCCTCGTACTGTGCCGCACCGATGGGCAGTTTCGACATGTCGGCGTTCTGGTCGCGGCGCATACGCTCGTACTCCTGTGCCTTTCCGAGCATCTCGTCGAAGCCGCCCTCAATCTCTGGCTTCATCTTCTCGGCGGCATCCTTGCTGTCCTCCTCAAACTTCGTTGCTACTGGCTTCAATGTGCGTGCAATCTTCCATACCTTAATCTTGTCGGCATCTTCAAGGGATGCGTACTTGGCTGTGTTCAATACGTTGAATGCTGCGAGAACCTCGCTGGTCTTAATACTCTTTTTCATAATCTTCTTTTGTTTTTGTCTTACTTTTGTTTTCTTTTGGATTCAATGTGCAGAGCGGCTATTGCACCGCCCTGCCTCAGTGTCATGCGTCAACGGGGATAATCTCGCCCTCGATGTCCTCGATAGCACCCCATACGAGGTTGCTGTCCTGACGTGTCATCTCGGAAAGTGAGTACTTAACCTCTTCGCCTCGCATGTAGCCGTTGAAGTTGCCGATGTACTCGCCCTGCTCGTTCTGGTTGTTACGGTAGCACGAGCCGCTGATGTTCTGCAAGTTGCCGTTTGTGGCGTCCTTTGCGTAGTTACCCTGCACGATGATACCAGTGTTCTTGTACTCATACTGTGCGTTGTTTGTCTCAGAAATAATCCTAAATTCCATAATCGTAAAATTTAAATTGTTAATAATATGTGAACTGTAAAACTATAATGCCGATATACTGATATTGAGTTTGCCTGATGTGCTGAACATATCGCCAAACACTGCTATTGGTATTGCTGGGAACTCGTCGCCGCTATTCGTATTTTTCAGCCATATACTGATGCGGTCAACCGTGCCGCCATAGGTCACGTCACACAACGGGTCTTCCGCCTCATTGTGCAGTACGTTATAACAGGCGAGGTAACATGTTCCAGTAGTTCCAGGTGGTATCACAACTTGCTCAGACGTACCCCAGTCAGCCGCCGTCGTTACATCTGTTGTCTTTGTCACGAACCTTGTTGACGGGCTACCAACGTGATAGAACTGATAATAGACTTGGTTTGTGCTACTATATCTGTTTGTAAACCGTCCGCCAAACTCTATCTTAAACGAATCTTCTTTCAGCATCATCGCCGAATTTGTATCGTTTGTGATTGTCATCTTAAAATACAGGTACTGACAATTGCCGAACGAAACATTCTTTGCCACGTTTGCGTAACTGTTTGCGTAGTTCGTCTTGTACTGTATTGTTATCTTATTGTTTACGCCCGTGCCAAGTCTCCATATTTTCCACGCAAGAGTTCCTGGCTGGTAGTCAAACGTGAGGTTTGGAGTGTCACCACCAGATTGCATAAGCGGAACGTAATAGCCGTTTACCACCATACAATAGATACCAAGATAACTATACCCGCTATCCAATGTTTCAAAATATATGGTGTCGAACATTGTACCACTATTGGTAGACTTGTTGTGCGTAGGGTTGGCAACGGAATTGATAGACATATTATCGTTCAACTTTCCGACAACGACCTCAAAAGAGGCGTTAGCATCCAGTGCCGCAAAGACTTCGTTGAATGTCAGCGTCAACGCAGGTGCATAGTTTGTGATGGAACATGCGTAGTGTCGTGCCGTAGTGTCGTTCACGTTGATATACGTTATTCCTTGCGATGTCATATAATCGGTAAAACCAGCGAAGTGGGCATCGTGCTTGTAGTAATTGAAATCCGTCAGTCTGTACGGTTCGTTTGTACCACCAGCAGGCGGTACGTGAGAAAAGTTCTGTGCAAAAATACCACCTTGCTGCGTTACCCAGTGGTTGTTGGCAACATTAAAGATATTCAAAACGTCAATCTTTGCGGAAAAACCAAGATACTTGACACCACAGATGGTTATCCACGCGGCTGTATATTGGTTCGTCTTGTTTAAGAATGTCGTTCCAACAGGTATCGTTGTAATGGACGTGTTGCCTTTCCACCACGTAGCCGTGCTTTTCCACGTCTTGTCTGTTTCCATTTCGTCAAGTGTGGAAATCTTGTTTTTACCAACAGGCTTGTACTTTGCCCACCTGTTGATGTTCCCGTCTCTACACAACTGTCCCAAGTCTGTATGCGCTGTTGCCAAAACGTAGTTCACGTCCGCAAAACTTACTGGTGCATATACTACTCCGTTACTGTTTGCCATATCCTATCCCTCCATATTTTTAAAATTCATACACGCAACAATACCGTCCACATAGAGGTTTCCATTTAGGCGGTAACTTGCTGTCACGTCATCATAGGTGAACGGATGCTCGACGGGTGCATATACTGTCACCGTCTTTTCTTTCTCCACCGTCTTTACGACTTCTGTGCGTCTGCCGTTCTTCAATGCTATCACAAGAGCGGCGATGCTTGCCGCCAACGCGATAATTGATAATACCAATGCTATTGCCATAGTTACGCTGCTTTTAATTGTTCAACTTCATATCTTAGTCTCTCGTTCTCTTTTTCAAGTTCGGCTATCCTGCGCTCATGGTCAACGACCTTCTTTGCCGTGACAATAGTGGCGACAACGGCGGCAACACCATATTGCATGCTGAGTTCGCCACTCTTATCCTTTACAACTTCTGGAAGTACCTTCTGCCAGTATTGTGCTATCGTACCAGCCTGTTCGCCCTCCGAGCGGTTGTCCTTCCATAAGAACCGTATCGCTGGCGCGTCAGCCACTTGCTCTACCGTAAGCGGAAGGTCGCACAGGATATTCTTGTACCTTATGTCGGAAAGACAGGTCACACCGCCAGTAGCGTAGATGTCACCATCCACGTCGAGTTTGTATGACGGCGTACCTGTACCTATCCTCACGTTTCCGTTGCTGCTGATGCGGAACACCTGCGGCTGACTGCTTGTACCGCAAAAAATCCTTATGTAACTCTTTGCGTAGATGTTGGTATAGTAGCCGTACAAGGTGGTTGTCATCGTATTGTCGTACATGCCACGACCGATGCTCAACACGTTGCTGTTGCTGACATTTATGCAGTCAAGGTCAACGGGTGTGCCAGACGATACAAACGATTCCATGTAGAGTGATTTGCCGTTCTCCATATATACGTTACCGCTGAACCTTGTCGTCGCAGCCGTCACGCACAGGTCTGAACCAGTACTGTCAAGCGCAATCGTTCCGACGGACGTGCCGCTAAACTTAAACGACAAGGAGGAATTGTTTATCTCCGTGGTGAGCGGGTTGCTTCCGCCTCCGTACACCGACTTTCCGTAGATAGTCTGCGTGGCATTGCTCATTGAGCCGTTTGTCAGCGTGCCTACAGTAAGGTCGTTGTTGACGGTCACGTTGCCGCTGCTGTCGAGCGTCAGTCCAGTAGTGCGCGACGTGCCGTACCTAAGATAGACATTGTTTCCGTTTATGTAGGTACTATATCCTTGCCCAGACATTCCGTAAGCAAGGTGTATGGAGTTTGTAGTATCAACGGAAAGAACGGAATAACTTTGCGCAGTCCCAGACGATGGGTTGTTTTTCCAGAATATAGCCTTGTCATTGCTCATATAGACACCATTCGCAATAGACAAACTACCATTATAATCAAGCGTGAGTCCGTTCGTCCTTGTCGTTCCGTAATTAAAAAAGATATTATACCCGTAGATATACGTGCTATACCCAGCACCAGCCGTTCCGTAACCGAAGAATAACGAGTTGCTGTCGTTCAGACCGATGGTATTGTATGCTACGGCATCGCCTGACGCAGGTTCGTTATACCAGTACAGGCTCTTGTTGTTGGCAAGGTAGATATGGTTGTTTGCTGTCAACGTGCCTGTAATCGTCGCAGCACTTGCAACACTCAATGTTCCGCCGATATTGCTGTTTCCAGTGGCATTAAATGTTCCGTTGACATGGAGTTTATATGATGGAGACGACGTGCCAATACCAATGTTTCCAGATTCATTTATAAATAAACCAGTAGTACGTGCCGTACCATATCTAAGATTTATAATCCTACCATAAATATTTGTTGAATAACCTGCGGCAGCAGTACCATAACCTAATAGCAAAGCGTTGTTTTGGCTCAAGCCAAGCGCAGTGTAGTCGGTTGCCGTCTCTCCCTCGGCAGGATTGTCCTTAACACATATATAGGAACCATTGTTAAGATAAAGACTGCCCGTTATATCAGCCGTACCGTTAAAGGACTGACCCCATATTGTTCTCGACGTGTTAAGTTGTTCTGCCTTGTTGGCAACGCCGTTTGTGAAGTAACCTTCAAGTGTGGTTACACGTGATGATGTCGCATAAGTACCAGATATGTCTGGAATGTCCGCAGCAGCAAGCGTCTTGCTTGAAACGCTTGTGACGTGACCGAGGCTGTTGACGGTTATCGCGCCAAGAACCTTTCCGCTTGCGGCACTGATGGTTGTGTTCGCGCCGTTTGTCGGATGCGAATACGACAATGTTATGTACTTGTTTGTCGTGTCATTTGTGATGGTTATATCGCCGCCTGACTTGATGTAAAGGCTTGCGTTGGCATTCGGCTTGAAATCAAGCACCTTTGTCGTATTACCGTAAACAGAAAGCGTGTAAAGCGTTTGGTGCGCCGTCAATACTTTCGTACTGTTGGAGTAAAGGCAGTTGTCCGTTCCGATATAGACGTTGCTGTTCGAGTATGTCTGCGGGTTTGCTCCCTGCGATGTAGCACCGACGAGGAACATCTTCGTGGAAGCCTTGTTCGTTGTTCCAGCGGTATTCTTTGTGTCGGTGTACGTGGTAAGGTAGCCCTGGCCCTGAACCCATGTCTGCGTCGCATATCCGCCGCTTGTGAGCGCGGCGGTAATGTATGACAGGTGGATAGTCCTGTTGCTCGTCGCCTGTGCTGCAAGGGCATCCCACGTGACATCGCCGCCACCACCGCCGCCATCACTACCTTGTCCGAGTGCAGAAATGAAGGAATCAGTGTAAAGACCGTAGTTCGCCTTGATGACATACGGGTCTGACGGAGTACCTGAACCCTCACGTGTAAACATAGCCCACAGCGTGTTTACCATGTCCTTCAATGTCGTGGTGAAGCCCTCATATCCGCTTGCATAGGTCAATGCGAGTGTGCCTGTCTTACTGATTGGAGTACCGCTAACAGAGAACCCCGTAGGCACTGTCATAGAAACGCTTGTGACAGGCGTGATAGTACTACTGCCAAGCGTGATTACGCCGCTTGCTATCTTGGCGTCTGTAATACCATAACCACTAAGTGTCGTCGGCTTATCAGATGTAATTTTATTCCATGACAAGTCTGGAATCCTCGCCGCATCAAAAGTGCCGCTCGTTATCTTGCTTGCGGCAAGGTTCGGAATGTCTGCCGACACAAGTTTGCGGAACGTCGCCACACCACTACTTCCGTTCGGTGCGGCAAGCACATAGTTGGCCGTCCTACTTGTAGACGCATCGTAAACCTTTGTCGAGAAGTTTGTCAGGTTCTCGATGCTGGGTACTTGTGATGCCGTCGCCGTACCAGTTATCTCACTGAAAGCGTAACTTGGTTTAGTTGACGCTTTCGCCCATGATGATATATCCGAGGAAAGCAGATAATCACCAAGGTTGTCCTGTACGAGATACCACGTCGCACTTGCGAAAGACCCGTTGCCGTCTGACGTGCGTTCATATACCTTCCGCGTGTTGTACTCCTGATAACGCTGCCTAACGTAATAACTATTACGCGACTTTATAACCTCCAGACGGAAAGAATACTTGTTTGTCGTCGGTCTGTCTGTCACGTATTCCGTGCTTGCATCATTATACTGTGCGTATGTACCAGCCGTGTTTATAGTGTTAAGGCTTACCGTGTTTGTAGAACTTGCGCCTATTAGGGTGTACTCTCTAATTCCAAGGAATCGTCCGTCGCTTTCCGTCTTGGTGTAGGCATCGGTAATTCCATAGCCACTAAGTGTTGTTGCCTTTGTCGCATACCCAGCGAGTGCCGTTGTCAGGTGCGATATGTTTATCTGTTCTGTGGTAGAACCAGCCAATGCCCGCCAAGTGACATCGCCTTGACCGCCACCACCGCTGTCAGACCCCATACCCAAGGCGGACACAGCACCTCTTGCATATAGGTTTGCGGCAACATGTGTAGTACCGCTTAACTTGTATATCTCAATCGCTCCGTTTGTATGGTCGTAACCAAGATAAATGTTACCTATCTTGATGTATGCGCCATCATTTGTGGAGGTCTGTATGTTTCCAGATGCCGTAAGCAGGCCAGATATTGTCGCAGTGCTGCCGATGTTAAGCGTCGTCCCGTAGATGGCATTCCACCTTGCAGACGATGTACCGAGACTGAACAGCCCAGTACATACGTTCAGCGGCTTGAATGCCGTGCCGTTGAAAATAAGACCAAGCGTTCCCTGCGTTGACGATGCAGATGAAGAGCCGTAGCCAAGATACAGCCCTGCACTTTCCGCACTGTCGAGGTGCAAACCGTTTGAGTCCGAATAGATGTTACCACCTTCTGATGTTGATGACAGACGGACACCGATGGTTCCAAGCACATCAAGTTTCCTTGTCGGAGACGATATGCCTACACCTACATTGCCTTGCGCCATCCAAGTGTTTGTGCCATTTGTTGCTATGACCCAAGTTCCGTTTGCGGCGCTTGTTCCGTTGTATATTCCCCTGTTACCGCTCGCACCCATAAGCAGTTCAATGGAACCCATACTGTTTGTCGCCTCGAAATAAGAGGCCGATGCGGTTGTTTTCGTAATGGTGTTGTTTCCGTCTGCGCTAATCGTCCCTACTCCAGTAAGATTGCCGCTTACGTCAGCCGTACCATCAAAGGACTGACCCCAGAGCGTCACAGAAGCAGCCAGTTTCGTCGCCGTGCTCGCATTGCCAGTGAGCGTAGCCTTTATCGTCGATGGCAGTTTCAGGGTGAAGTCCGAGCTGCCGTCTATGCTGTTGTTAGCCTTCGTGTTCGTGCCATCACTGTCGCTGATGGTGACAGTCCGCGCCGTACCCCACTTAGCCGTTGTGATGCTACTGCCGAGGCTTACGGATGTCCCGTTCACCGTCACCGAGGAGTTCACCAACTTAGAGTTGGCTATGCTGCCTGCAAGCATGGCGTTCGTCACCACGCCAGTACCTATAGTCGTGGTGATGCTTGCATCCGCGCTGCCGTCGAACGACACGGAACCAGTCACGTTACCCGTCAGGGAGATGGTGCATGCCGTCTGTAGTTTGGTCGCTGATGCAACATTTGATGTTGTGAATGCTACAGTTTTCCAGTTTCCACTCAGACTGTTAGAAGAACGTGAATAGATGTCACCAACACTGCTCACAACTATCTGACCATAGTAACTTGCTGCTGTCTTGAATGAGAACACTCCGAAAGCACCTACACCAGTTGGTTTGTCTTCAATGGTATTGCCACCACCAAACGCCTTATAAATAAGGTCTTTTGAATGTGTGAACGTACTGAGGCTTGTTACTGTCTCTGGATATTGAGCAAGTCCGTATGCACTATTAGCAACTTCATCTGTAAAGTACCCTTCTAATGTCGTAACACGGGAAACGGTGGAGTATATCGATGATAGGTCTGGAATCCTCGCTGCATCGAATGTCCCTGACGTGATTTTGCTTGCCGCGAGGTTTGGTATGTCTGCTGCGACCAATGCACGGAAGGTAGCAGCACCGTTAGAGCCATTGGGTGCGGCAAGCACCGTGTTCTTTGTTCTGGTGTCGCCTGTCTTCCAGTAGTCGGTGGGTATCTGTGATGTCAGCGCATATCCGCTAAGTGCTCCTGTCAGGTGGCTGATGTTTATCGGTCTCGTGTCGTTGCTTTCAAGCAATTGCCACGTCACGTCACCCTGACCTCCACCGCCATCTGAACCCTGACCCAATGCGGACACCGCACCACGCGCATAGAGGTTGGCGGCGACATGGGTAGAGCCGCTGAGTTTGTATATCTCAAGATTGCCTTCAGAGTCCTCCCCGATGTAGATGCTGCCAATCTTGATATAGCCGCTCATCGTGAGGTTCGCGACATAGTTGAGCGAAGCGTTGGAAGAACTTGTTCCTATGGATGTGGGTACACCGCCTGATGTCCAGTAGGTGTTGCCAAAGAGCGTCTTGCTGACAACAGACAGTTTATCTGCCGTCGTCGCTTTGGTGGCATACGGAATCGTCAGGTCGGCATCCGTGCCGTTGGTGTTCACGCGCAGGTAGTTGCCGCTGATACTCACGGAGCGTACACCGCTGTTGGTGATGCTGACGTTGAAGTAGTTGTCGCTTCCGCTCTTGCCTGTTCCTGTTCCTGCGGCTGCGTAGGCAATGGAGATACCATCACCCGCGTTGAAGTTGATGGCTTTCGTGTCCGTACCAGTGCCTACCTTGCTCGACCCTCCGACATAGACGTTACGCCATGTGTTCACGTCGGAACTCCAGAAAGGCACGCCAGAGCCGTTCATCTTCAGCACCTGCCCCTCCGTTCCTGCAGCGATGTAGGCGGTCGTTCCAGCGGCTGACTGATAGGGGATAGAGCCTGCCGCACCGCCAGAGAGGTTCGTAGCCGATGCGACATTGCTGTCAAGGAACGCGAAGGTCTTCCATTCAGAGAAATTATATACACCGTCTGATACCTTGTTTATCCTCCTGTACTTCAGCGTGTCGCTATAAGCAGCGCCCTTTATCTGCATTGTACGCAGGTTATAGCCGAAACTGGCGAGGATGGTATATTTGCCTATATCATCCAATGTCACATCAGCAGATGTAAGACTGTTGAAGTTGACGGCTACGAAACTTCCCTTTTCAATGGTATAGTCTGTGTATGTGTCGTAGTCGTCACCGCTTGCCATCCTGATAGGATACAAGCCCCATGCGTCTTTTGCGATGCCACTGGTGAAGTATCCCTCCAAGGTCGTTGCCCTTGCTGATGTCGCGTATGTCGATGACAGCTCAGGAATGTCAGATGCCGACAAGGTGTTTCCTGCCGTCACCCTTCCGTATGTGTCCACCGTGACCTTAGTGTATGTGTCTGCCGTCACACCAGTAGCCTTGAGGTTAAGCACCTCACTGCTGATACTGAGTGTAGCGCCTACCTTGACACCTCCCTTTGTCGATGATGATGCCGTTGGAAGGGTGTAGTTGTTGAAGTTGGCAGACACCCAACTCTGTGTAGCGTAACTGCTGAGAGTACCAGCGATGTATGAGGCATCTATCCACCTATCGCTGCTTGCTGTACCCTTTAGCAAATCCCAAGTCACATCGCCCTGACCTCCACCGCCTCCGTCTGTTCCCATGCCCAAAGCAGAGACAGCACCCGTGGCGTAGAAGTTCGCTGCGGTCGTGCCATCGCTCTGCACTACCTTTATTGCGTTGTTTGTGGAGTCATAGACCAGACGGATACCGCCTACCTGCACGTAAGCGCCATCAGATGAGCCAGTCTTTATGTTTCCGTTGGCGGTAAGCAATCCGGTCAGGGTCGTCGCACCAGAGACACTTAGCGTTCCTTTTACGGACACCGCGCCGTCGGAGATTAACAAGTCAATATTATTTGTGGTATTGGCGGCTTTTCCGTTGGTGACGAAACCAATCTTGCCACCAGACACAGCGGCCTGGATATAGTTGTAACTTCCCCTCGCGAATGATATGTGTGCAGTGGCAGACGTGTTGCTGATTGCAAGGGTGTCTGTAGTGGTAGTGCTACTTACGGAAAGCGTTGAACTCAGTGTCATCGCACCAGTGACGCCAAACGTGCCATCGATGTGTAATTTGTATGACGGTGAACTCGTTCCTACACCGAGCTTCGAAGTTGTGGTGTCGAAGTAGAGTAGTGAATCAATGTTCGTCACGTAGTTCAGTGCGGCTGGGGTGCTGCTTGTGCCAATAGAGGTAGGCACGCCTCCTGACGTCCAGTAGGTATTACCCCATAGCGTCTTGCTCACGGTAGTCAGTTTCTTCGCACTGTTGGCATTCCCGCTTGCGTCAAAGTACCCCTGTAATGTGGTTACGTCAGAATCCTTTGCGAAATATGATGAATCGTGGTTGTCGAGTTTGTCTGCATTATCCGCATAAGTCGCATTTGTAGCGCACGTGTCATCCACACTGACAAACTGAGTCTCATCAGCAGGAATGGTGTTGAAGATATAGTCGCCTGCCGTGTCGGATGAGGTGTTGAACAACTGCCATCTACTAACGGAAACAGCCCAGTTCCCCTCATCGAGAACCCTGAAGCGGGCGTGACGGTATGTTTCCGTTATCTTATAGTACAGTCTGCAAGTAAGGCTGTTGGAAGTCACCTTGGTCGTCAGGATGAAGTCACTCACATCGAGACCTGCCGCCTTGACTATCCACTTTGCGTATGTAATCGTGGTGTTGATGGTCGATGCTCCTGACTCCACACGCCCTTGGATGAGCAAAATGCCCCTTGCGTCAGAGTAGAAGTTATCCACTAAGAATACGATTGTCGTGTTCCTTGAGCCTGTTCCGTTTACGGTACACTCCCCTGCGAGGTGGTATGGGTTGGTCTTCCCCATGCCGCCATCATAGGCGTAACAGTACCTCAGTTGCGTCGCCACATTAGCGTTATTGGCGACACCATCGGTAAAGTACCCTTCCAGCGTAGCCACCCTTGCGGATGTGGAATATGTAGATGAAAGGTCGGGTATGTCCGCTGCGACCAAGGCACGGAACGATGCCGTGCCGTTAGAGCCGTTCGGGGCTGCAAGGACGGTGTTCTTCGTGCGTGAGTCGCCAGTCTTCCAGTAGTCGGTGGGATAGGCGGGAAGCGACACGATACCATTTGTGGGATTATAGGCGGTAGTACCCACCTTTACCTGAGTGACCGTGCCGATATTGGTGGTATAGCCCTGCTGTTGCACCCATGACTGCGTGGCGTAACCGTTAAGCGCCGTTGTGAGGTGGCTGATGTTTATCTGCTCAGAAGTGGCGTTCCCGAGCGCATTCCACACGGTATCCATATCGACGCTACCGCCACCGTCTGTTCCCTGACCCAAGGCACTGATGTACTGCTGTGTCCAGAAGCCGAACATCGCCTTGATACTGTCAACATTTGACGTGTCGTTATTAGGCGTCACCTCGGTATTCCCGTTGTATGCCTTGAAGAGCGCACTGAAGAATGCGATGTCCAGTTTGCTGTCGAGAGCCGTCTGCAAGCCCGTTATCTTCGATATGGCGAGGCTCGGTATGCGGGCGGCGTCAAACGTTCCTGACGTTATCTTTGAGGCAGAGAGGTTAGGTATGTCTGCTGCTACCAGTGCGCGGAAAGTGGCGGCACCCGCACTCCCGTTTGGAGCGGCAAGCACCGTGTTCTTCGTGCGTGATGCGGAGGCATCATATACCTTCGTGGAGAAATTCGTCAATTCCTCTATACTCGGCAACTGCGACGCCGTCGCGCTACCCGTTATCTCGCTGAAGGCATAACTCGGCTTCGTAGCCGCCTTCGCCCATGCCGAAATGTCATCAGTGTCAAGGACGACCTTTCCATTTGAGTACAGTTTGTTGTCAGTGCCGATATATACGTTCACGTTACTGTACGTGACGGGGTTCGCGCTCTGCTCCATAGCGCCTACGAGGAACAACTTCGTCGCTGCCTTGTTCGTCGTGCCAGCCGTATTCTTAGTGTTGGCATCTGAAGCCCAATAGGGAACGCCTGAACTGTTCATCTTCAATACCTGTCCGTTTGAGCCTGCGGCAAGGAATGTGGTCGTCCCTTCGGCTGACTGGTAAGGGATTGAGCCAGCAGCACCTCCAGCGATGTTCGTAGCAGTTCCCACGCCTGGTATGCTGACATACAGATGGTTGTTGGCATCCTTCTGTACGGCATAGTTGCTACCGCTTGTGGTATAGCCTGTAAGTATCGCAAGGGCGTTGGAAAGGTAGGAGATGTCTATCCACCTATCGCTGCTTGCTGTACCCTTTAGCGCATCCCACGTGACATCACCCGTACCGCCACCGCCATCAGAACCCATGCCGAGTGCCGAGATACCACCAAGGGCATAGAAGTTTGCCGCAACCTCGGTGCTGCCATTAAGTTTATAGACCTTGATAGCATTGTTTACCGAGTCGTAGGCAAGATATATATCACCTATCTTTAAGGTGTTCGCAGAGTCAATGACTATATCCTTCGCGTTCAACGTACCAGATAGCGTACCACCAGTGAGCAGAAGATACTTGTCGTACTCTGCCCTAAGTATTGATGCTTTCCAGACACGGTTTGTCGTGTCCGTGCCTGCCGTCAGGATATCTGCCGTTCCCGCCGAGTAGGTTGTGTTGGTGTCCTTTACTTTCTGGGCTGTGTACGTTACACCTGTGACGTGTCCCGCCGCGTCACGCTGCACCTTAACGCCAGTTAGGACTGTGTATTCAGTGTCCTTCGCATAAGCCCCAGCACTTCCGCTGATGCTTGCCGTTATCTCGGACAGCGCGTCTGCAACTGGGGTGTAGTGCTTTGCGACCTCCGTTACCGTTGTGTCAGTCCAAGGAACGCTCACGTATGCTTTCTGGCTTGACAGTTTAACGGCGTAGTTTTGCCCGCTTTGGCTATATCCTATCTTTATGCCTCCTAATGCGCTGGATGTGGCTGCTGGCAACGTGTAGTTGTTGAAGTTTTGACTTACCCACGCCTGCGTCGCGTAACCGTTAAGTGCCGTACTCAACGCGCTTGTCGTCACATAGTCCGACAACGCTCCAGTAAGGTGTGATATGTTTATGGGGCGGGAATCGGAACCCTCCAACGCATCCCACGTGACATCACCGCCGCCTCCTCCGCCGCCACCAGAGCCCATGCCGAGTGCCGAGATACCACCAAGGGCATAGAAGTTTGCCGCAACCTCGGTGCTGCCATTAAGTTTATAGACCTTGATAGCATTGTTTACCGAGTCGTAGGCAAGATATATATCACCTATCT